TGATAACCATCGCCACCTAAAATCCAATTCATCCATGGACCATCTGTCGGACCATTCCAATGACCAAATATATTTAACATACCAAATCCTACCTTTGCAAATAGGTATGGCATAAATGCTGCACCCCACCAGAAGTATGGTGATATAGCCATACATACTGCCCAATATAACCATAAGAATGTTTCCCAATTCTCATGAGCCCATACAAGTCTTGGGTTATTGTATAAGTCTTTTGCAAACCTTACTGGAACATGTTTTAAATCCCAAGTAGTAGTTGCTACTTTCCAGTAACCTATTCGTTTAGCGTCATGTGGATCTAATGGTCCCTCTGTATCTGCATGGTGCATTCTATGAGAACTTATCCAACCAATAGGTGTACGAACACACGCAATGAGTATGCCTATAATAAAGCCCCATTCGTGAAATACACTTGTTCTAAATTGTCCGTGAGCAAAGTATCTATGTAATCCCACGGAGACAGCGTAATGTGTAATTACCTGACACCATAAGAAGCCTAAGCCTGTTGCCCATAAAAATAATTCTAAATCCATTTTCCCATTGCCATATATCTATTCCAAAAATTATATGTCTTACCTTCTTTACTTTTCATTGTTCGCCATCCACCATTTAATAATTGAATGCCATTCTTTTCTGCCAGCTCTTGCTCATTTTCTACACAATTAATATGATCGTCTTCATCCGTTTTATTATTACTTTGTAAACATAATAAGGTTCTTTCAGGATCAAAATAATATTCTTTCATACTCAACATATCTGGCATATGTTCACATGAGGTATTAATTATTAAATGAGCTCTACGCTTCTCTTTATAATTAAAATAATCACCCATGCTATTGCTAAATATTTTAACATCTTGTATATCTACCCACCATGTACTTAGATATACTCCAAACACTTTTGCCGCAAATGGATCCACATCAAAAAAGTCAATAGCTCTTATCTGATCACCGTATTTATTATATAACAAATCTATAAGAGGAAAGCCAAACCAACCACCAACAATTTCAACCTTAAATCGACCTTCCTGATCACGTGGTATTTGTACCTTATCTAATTCTTTTACTAACCAATTCTTACCTTCTATCTGATTAGGTGATATGCTTTCAATAAATCTATCCATCTTATCTGGATAATTTCTATTAAACCATTTGAGCATATTATAATATATTTCAGGATCTACTGGTTTTTTTACATCATGACCCATATGATCTGCGTCACGTGGTCCTAATTCTTTTTCTAAATCTACTATTCCTAATTGCATCCGTATACCACATAATATTTACCTTTCCATCTATTAAATTCATTAAATGTCCAGATTTCTTTTAATTCATTTTGTTCCGCTAATTGTTTATTACCAGTAATAGGATTACAATCACCGTTATGATGTTCATTATCACCTACTAATATAAATTCTCTATCCTTATACATCTTACCTAACGGCCACATCTTTTCACAAGCATAATTTATAATGAGCTCTTCTTTTAGTTCAATATCAAATACAACATCAGCAGTAATAATTTCATCGCAAGCTCTTTGAGGATCGTAGTCGTACATATTTACTGTAAGTCTATCAATAGCATTAAACTCATCATATAAATTTCTTTTATCCGCTGGGCCCACGATAGCAATAGATTCAGCTTCACTAAATGTTGTTATTTGTGTATATATCCAGGCATCAACTTGCGTCATAACTTGTCCAATATTCCCAGGGCCATTGACCCTCTGTTTCATGTAATTCAAATGCTTCAATACCCATTCTTTGTATTCGAATGTGTGATGTATTAAATAATGTCATCCTTGCTTCTTCTCTTTCGGTATGAGGCGGCTCACTAAAATTATAATTATCTACAATGCCTTCTTCCCAATACGCTAATCTATCGTTACGATAATGCTGGTAATATAAGTATTTATCTAAAGACTTGTAGGTGAACATGAGCTTCTCTAGATTTTCATTTGTATAATCAAATAACCATTGAGCATCTTGCCATGCCACAAAGCTTGAGTTAACGTGACAATCTGATCCTTTACCAAACCATTTGTGTGCACCTTCTTTTTTTATATTCCAGTGGTTTAGAATAAATGTTGGCTTATCAAAATCTCTACTTACTAATTCTGTTATATCACCGTGAATTAAATTATCTAAGTCTACCCACAGCTTTGTGCCTGGAAGATCTAAATCAAATAGACATAATTTTTCACGAGTAAAAATTTTATCTTGACCATAAGATCTCCAATGATCTGGACCAAATGTATTATAATCTATTAAGCCTACATCAGGATTAATCCCACTAGGGTTATCAGTAATACAAGTAAAGTTAAAATCCAGATCACAAAACCTCTTTATACTTCCGTATAATCTATTAACATATTCTGGTCCATATAATGTTCCCCACTTAAACGTAAAGAAGTTTAATTTTACTTCCGGGTTCGACTTCGCTAGGAAATCCTCCGTACTCAATAATATACCATCTGATGACATTCTTGTAAAATTCCTCTGAGTTATGATTTGCTTTAAATTGTTTTATCCATATATTGTTTGCATTATGCGAACTTATAACTCGTGCGGCTTCTAACTGAAGTTCACGTGTATCAAAAGTATTTATAAGCTCTTCTATTGCGTCCATAATGGGATCATATTTCCTGGCTTGCGTTTAGGTATCTTACTATCGGCTGAAGATACACAAGCACTTGTTGTACATATCTTGGGTCCATCATATAACTTAAACCCAGTTTCTATTTGGCCTAATGGTTCATCATGGCAAGAATAACTTCTTTTGATTGTACCATCTGGTTCACGTATAATAATACTTCTATAACCTGATGAACATTCCCATCCATTAAAGTTATTAAAGTTAAATGCATTGAATCTTTCTGCCTGATCCATATACCATTTCTTACCATGCTTATCTGTAAATTCTATTTCAAAGTGAGCAGGTACTTTACCATATCTATTATCTACTGCTTTGTTTCTCCACTTATAATGTGGTCTATCAACTTTAGATTTTTCTTGAGTGTATGCTCGTTGTGGCATTCCTTTATGTAAAACTGCTAATTGTTCATCTGTATATCCATCTACAACAAATGAAGCGGTAGGATCTGATTGAGGTTTAAGTGTTACATTTATATCTCTGCTATGAAAGTACAATGCTTCCTCATAAAATTTCTCAAAGAACTCAGGCACCATAACTATATTAATAGTAACTTGTATATTATGTTCTTGACAGAATTCTAATTTGTCTGCAAATTCTTTTACCTTCTTTGGTGTGTTTACATGTTCTCTATGATAAGAAGCTGTAATCGATACACGATGCATATCTTTAGATGCTTGATAATATTCCTCGAACCATTTTAACGGTCGAGAAATATTTGAGGTCATGTGAAGTGAGTGAAAATTACATCTGCTAACATCATCATTGAGATGACGTACAATATCCAAATACTGTGGATGAAAGGTTGGCTCTCCACCAGAGAGGCTAAAGTGGAACGAATTAAACCCCCTTTCCCTTGCTTGTCTTTTAATTTCATCTATTGTTCCTATAGTTGCTTTAAGTGGTCTATGGTCTTTCTTATCTGATCTTGCATACGGCCAGCAATAAGAACAGCGGTAATTACAGAATCTTCCTAGTAACCAAGATACTGTAAATGTATCTCTATCCAACATAGAACGTGTACCAAAATGTTCTATATCATCAAAAGGTATTTGACCGAAGTCATATTCACTCCACTTTAATTCTTTTACTGCCATTGTGCTGCAAATGGGTCAAATGCTTTATTACATTTAAGAGCACAAACCTTTAATCGGTTAGGCCCAACTTCCCATGCTTCCTCTATTGAATTAAAAAATGTATTTATAATTTCTTCTATAGGTGTAGTGATTGCATTAATATCGTACTGATCTATGTGTTCCCATATCTGTGCTTCACCTGGTTTTTGCCACCATTTATACATTTGTCCTGCTGTCCAACAACAAGGGAATACAAATCCCTCAGCTGAAATATAAATCTCTTTTTTCTTTATGCATTTAGGCTCTATGTCAGCCACATCCAGATAAGAATCCATAGAACCAAACTTCCTAGTAATCTCATCAAATGTTGTGCTTGCCTTGTTCTTAAAGCGTTCCATAGTAGGTGGCTCCAAGAGTTGTGTGTGTTGCTCATGTCTGTCCTGTGATTGATGTGAATCTTTTTTCTTTAACGTTGCACTAGAAATATATCTACCTGATTTCTTTACACTAAATGTTTTAACACCTAATGTCTTTGACCATAACTCAGCCTCTTCAAGCTGATGTTCGTTATGTTTAAATACTAAGAATTCCCACTTCGCGTTACCACCTGCTTCACAAAAGGCGGCCATATTTTCTTCTACTTTATTCCAACTAACACCTTGTCTATACAAATGATTAGTGTCATCTAAACCATCAACAGAGAATGTTACATGGTCTACAACCTTTGCTAACTCTCTCCACCAACCAGGTGTTCGTGCACCACCATTTGTATTCATTGCAAGACGTATCTTCGGATTAACTTCCTTTAACCATTGGCATATCTCTAATGTTTCAGGTGCCATCATCGGATCACCATGATTACCACACATATAGAGGTTCTCAAGCTGGCGTACAAAAGCTTCAGGCATCATAATCTTGACATCCATCAATGATAGATCAGCATTAGTTAAATGATAATTATCTTTACCACCATTCACATTACGATCACACATTGGACATCTTGCCTGACACTTCTGCGTTGGCTCAAGATGAACCTGTTTTATATCTTCGTATTTGTACATTATACCCCTGGTTCAGTAATCCCTGGATAATATTTTAATGCTTCTTTAGGATCATTATTCCAAATATGAGCGGTAGCCCATTGTTTTTCTATACACCACCAACAGCGTTTACATTCTGTTTTAAATCCATCTGTTCTTTCCCATGGTCCTTCACAACTTCTTGTTAATGGACCAAGCTCTAATAATAACCCATACTTTTTATATAAAGCTAGTACAATTCTTTTATCATCGTGTATAAACGGAAGATTTTCAAAGAACTTATAATTAGAAACTTTTCTACCTTGATCACACAAATCATCTATTGCTTTTTGATTCCACTCTTTTCCACATAAAGCTTTTGCTTCAGGTCCAAATTCATTATCAATAATTGGAAGGTGTATCTCTTTAATTTCTTCTTCATCCCAACCAGCAGTATCATCATCACGATTCAAAGCTCTTTTTTCCCATGCTACACCCCAATATTGTTGTTCATGTTTTGATGGATTTAGTGTTACACCGTTAAATAATTTTGTTATTTTCCAATCATAAGCCATTTCCCATGATAATTCTGTACCATGATCCACATATTCTATTGAATTGGCTACGCTAGTTCTATGCTCTCCAAATTCAACATTAGGGAAAGAATCTTTTACAAATTGAATAACTTTCTTTGCGTGATGAACTTGAAAAGGTCTTTCGTCAAGGCAGACCGACCATTGATGTATTGTTGTATCCCAATTATTTTTATCAATATGATATGCAAGTAACCACAATAACATGGCTGAATCCATTCCACCTGACATGCCTATTCCGATATGTTTATCTGATTTATCAATATTTAATTTTATATTATATGTTTTTTCATGAGGTATTGTTTTTGCTTTACCTCTTCCGTATATTACTATATTTTCCTCAATCATTAACTTAGCCTCTCGCTTAATTCAACATTTAGTTTTGAGCACCGCTTTGTGCAAACTTTTAATTTAGGCATGACCTCATCGTCATACGAATTAGACCAAGATTTCTCTAAGTCTTCTGTAAAGAATGGATGATTTACTATCTCATCCCATGTATGATAATTTATATTATTCCAATTCTCGTCATAGTTATCCATAAATCTTTCCCAAGCATGTTTATCACCTGAGTTTAATCTTGTCCAATAGTTATAATTAGACTGATGCCAACAACATCTATATACTCCACCATCGTGTGATATTTGCCACATACCATTTTCAGACCATTCACATACTATACCAGATTTTTCTTTTGCATTATCTAGATTCTGTTCTACACTTAAAGCAGGATTAATCTCAACATCTTGTATGAGTGTCTTCGCTTTTTCTGCCACCTCATCTAAATTACTCTTAGGTGATAAATTGATTTCTGCATCACGCATATCTTTATAATCTGCATCTTCACCTTTCATAGCTTTAAAGATGGCTAACTTACTTGCTACTTGTTCTATTCGCTGTACTCTATCTCTATGAAATTCTGCAAACCCATATTCTGTGGCTAACTCTTTTGCTCTTTCTTCTAGTGGTTCATTAAATTCAAATGGAATCATTTTCCAACATGCAGTACCACCCGCACCTATAAATGCTTTTGCATTTGCAATAATCTTATCAAAGCTAGTATTGATTCTATACATTTCTTGTGTTTCATTATCGACACCATCTAAATCAAAAAAGATTTTATGACGATCTACACCATCAACAGTAGGTAAATGCTCACTTAATATAGCACCAAGTTTTGCCCACCATTTTGGATTACGCATAGATGCATTAGTAGATATAGTAAGCATCTCTATATCTTTCTTTGCTGCGTATTCTATCATCTCTAGAAATTTTGGATGAAGAGGAGAATCACCAAATCCACCATCGTATGATATATACTTTAATGGAGAAGCCTCATCAAGTAATTTGTTATGAGCTTCTAATGTCATATTAATATTTTTTGGCGGACCGCCAATTTCATCTGTAACAGAATTAATTACTTTATGGCGTATACACCCAGGGCATTTTGCCTGGCAATTTGATGTAACCTCTATGGTTAATTGATCTAATCTATTATCAAGCATTTACATAATCCCATATTTTAGGAGCCATCTCTTTTGCAGATACATCATATAATTCATCTTGTAGTTTTACTAGTTCTTTAAACTTATATGTATCTATTGTTCTTTTACCTGTCAATCTCTTTAAGAATTCTTTTGTAAAATCATTTTCATCTGTATTTGCTAACAAATGAAGCTTGACATCTTCTTCAAGATTTACAATATCCATAACCTGAGGCCAATGAACAAATGTAGCTCTTATATTTGCAGGTGTATCAATTGAGTCTCTTATATCACACAAGTCTTTATATATTTCATTCATATAAAAAGCCTGATATGATGATGTAGTACACACAAATAAAAACTTAGTTACATATGGTGCAATCTCTTTTATATTATTTATAACTGTTTGGTAATCTCCCCCAGTTCTAAAGTAATTAAACAGATCGCCTGTGCCATCCATAGATACTGTTACATTTACACCTTTAAAATGCGGCCAAAGATCTTTAACATTATATCCTTTATATTCTAAGATACTCATATTTGTATTGTATATAAGTTGAATCTTTTTCGTATCAATGTTTGGATCATCTATCATTCTATGTAAGTGTTTATACATATCTCGTGTATAGAATGGTTCACCACCAGAAAATTCTATTCCTTCTACTCCACGCGGTATAACATTTTTAAATAAATCATCAATAACTTCAGTAGCCGGAACAGGAATCTTTTCTTTAGGTGTAGATATATGTGTGAATTGAAAATCCTTTCTTAATTTTGTTTCTATCTCAGGGAATTGTCTACCAGTTAATTCGAATCTTGAATTAGATGCTGTGTCACAATGTCTACACTGATAGTTACAAGCTCGGGTTGCTTTGATCTGTAAATCTTTTATATAGATATTATCACTATCATAATCAGGTTCAGATATATGAGCAATGTCTAGTGATCGTGTTCTATACGAAGATACTCCAGCCTCTTCTTGTATTTTACAATCTATACAACCATTTGGAAATACACCATTACGAAGTTGCTGACGAACCTTTACAAAGTCACTATTATTAATTACTTCAGAAGGAAGTTTATCACTACCTGATTCTACAAAGTCATGCCTTTTAAAACGAAAGCATGGAGCATATCCACCTTTCTTGAAGTCTAAATGACCCCAAGCATATTTACATTTTAGCATCCCCATCCTTCTTCAATAAACTCAGCAAGCTCAGGATTATAATCTTCTAATTTTGAATCATAATATTTATCTAAAGCAACAATCTTTTCTTTGAATCTTGCCCATCGTTTATGGTTATACTCTTCTTTTTTAAATAATTTATGTCTTTGACTATCAAGTTTTAACATAGCATCATCTGACATCTCGACTTTACTCCATTCTTCTTCTAACCAATCTAAATATTCAGCGGGCGCATAATGAGGACAATAGTCACCATCTTTTACTATTAATCTTGACACACTACACTCTGGATAATTCTCAGCAAACCATACTATATCACCAGCTAATCCATTTAAATTTAATAATGAATATGTTGAATGCACATGATGTTTAACCATTTTATAAATTTTAGAATGATACCATTTATAAATTTCTAATGTCTCTTTCCAACCAGGAGAACCCCAACGTTGATATGAATTATAATCATTGCACCCATCTAATGAGCAAGTAAGAATAATTTCTTTAAATAAATTTAACTTATCTATTATTCGTTCATCGACTTTATTTGTACAATTACTTACAATCTCAAGTCTTAAATTTTCTGGTTTAGCTTCTTCTATTAAATGATCTAATAGTTTTTCAAAATTAGGTGAATAAAATGGTTCACCGCCAAGGATTTTAAGATGCTGTAACTCGGACCAATCTACACCAAGAGATTTAATAAATTCAATTCTTTGTTTAGGAATCTTTGTAGGTTTTCTACTTCCAAGATTAGTTACTTTATCATTATATACAAATTCTACGTTTATTAGATGTTCATCTCTTCTATATAAATTACTTGAAAACATTGAGTCACACATCTTGCATTGAAGATTACATATATTATCAAGGCTAATTTCCATGCCTTTTAAACCAATAAAATTTTCATCTAAATTTTGTAAGTCTAATCTATAGTCAGTATTAGCTTGTCCTCGCATAGACATAGGTTGCATTTTATCTGGGTAAGATGCTTCATTTAAATAACATTCATTACATTCTTCTATCTTTTCACCAGCAAGCATCTTTACTCTCATCCATTTAAATGCATCTTCTAAGGTATCATTAGTATTCTCACCGAGTTTTACAGTGCCTCTACCACGCAGACTAATACCACAGCATGGTCTTAAAGAATTTTCCATTGTTACAGTAGTATGAACCCAAGGATACATGCATACTACACCATTATCTTTACCATCATAATCGTATCTACTCATTTATTATATCCTCAAATCTGTCATCTAAATCTAATATATTTTGATTTCTAATTTTATCTTGTTTAGCTACAACATGTTTAAAAGCATAATTCTTTTCTTTGTCAAATTTGCTGGCTTGTAAAATACTAATAGCTTCTTCAGCTTCTAGAGTTTTTCTTCTCCATACTTCACCCGTTTGCTGATGTCTATCATCATAATTTTCAATCCATCTTTTTAACCAGGCTATTTGATAATCTTTATATTCATCTGGTATAGCATCAAGATTATATTCTACTGGCCAAAATACAACACCAAAGAATAATGGAATATTAAATTCCATCAGCTCATCCCACCATGTATCAAGCACTGGCATATTAATAGCAGTAGCAGTTAATTGAATTTGTAAATTCTTAAAATGCTTTTTATATTTCCATATATTTTGTTTAATTTCATTCCAATTACTTTTATGTCTTTGGTATTCTTGTACAGGGCCTGCGGCATCAACAGATAAAGTTATTTCAAGTTTGCCAGTAATAGAGTGAAGCTTATTAAACCATTTATCAGATGCGTTAGTTGCATTAGTAGTTATACCAACATACATATCAAGATCTTTAATATGGTCAATCCACTTTCTTATTTCTAAATCAATAGAAGGTTCACCGCCTAATATCATAAGTTTTTTACAATTAGACAAATCTATATCATAAGCATCTGAAGTATCTAAGTGCATTACTTCAACTCCCTTTTCTTCTTCAATCAAGCTAGATGCACCTTCCCAACACATGCGACACATTAAATTACATTTATTACCTGGTCTATAATCGAATCTTACTACTTTGTTTTCACTATTGAAGTCTGCAGGATAACCTTCGTATTTCTGTCTTCTTGATAAAACATTAGGAATATTTCTCTCTTCGGTATTAGTACACTCAATACATGCCGGATGAATTTCATCTTCATACATTAACTGTTTAAAGTCTTTTAAGTAATCAGAATCCTTATAGTCTGTATATGTACCTTTAAAAACATCACCTTTCCATTCACAGCAGGGTTTACATCCTACTGTACCTTCATAAGCTAAGCCTAGCCAGGGTGCTTTACAATATGGTTTAGTTCGCATCAAACATTTCTCTGTATTGTGGTACAATATCTCTTATATCTTGACCTCGTATCTCATCTAGTTGATTTGTTATATCAATGAAGCCTTGTAAATGATCTTTAGAATAATCTTCTGATTGCATGAATCTTATTGTACTATCTAATACTTGATAGAAATGTTTTTTTACTTTGTCTGAATAGTCAGTACCTTTCATCCATTCTTTATACAATTCATAATGATCTTCTACGTCATCTTTCAACATTTGAGGAAGTACTTTAATGTTATAATATTTTGGTGAGTGGCACATATGCTGAGTTATAGTCGGCCGTAAACCATCAATAGGATTATATCTGTCTAATCCACTCTCTTCTAATTTCCATTTAATAAACTCAGGCATATGATATACATTATATGGTGTAACAGTAAATGTAAACCAGCATTTTAGATTTACATCACGATTGTCATTTAGCTTTTTCATATGGTTATACACGGAATCCCATTTAGCTGGTGTACGTTGATAATCAAATACAGCTCCATATCCATCAACAGATGCACCTACACGGATCTGTTTAAACTGTGACCATAACTCCATGTATTTGTTTGTTACATTTGTTAGATTAGAATTATATTCTATTTCGATATTATGCGCATTACCACCATCAACTAATCGTTGTAAACTCTCTTCGTGTTCTTTAATAATAAGAGGTTCACCGCCGACAATATAAAGTTTTTTTGCTGTATGTGCATATTTTTCAAAGTTATCCCAGTAAATAGGAGCATCTTTAAACCAATCATATTGATCAGTCGTCCATTTACCTGTAGGAGTTTGATGTAGTTCTATACGAGTGTGAGTATCTTTATATGTTGTTGCACCACTTAGTTTAACATAATCAGGATACCACATATGAGAATCTGTTGGTCCACACATTCTACATTTAAGATTACAGAAATTACCATAACGTATATCAAAGAATTCAATAAGTTGTTTATCTACATCAAGAGTTCCATCCTCCATTGTGATTGGAATAGCTGTTTCTTTTTTTATTTCCCAATCGTTATTCTCATATTCTCGACGAGATGGAATACCATTAATCTCTTCTTGTCTACAGCGTTCACATTCAGGATGCCATTCATCTTTTAGCATAGCTGCACGAACTTCCTTTAATATGTCAGCGTTCCTTGCCTCATTAAAGTCATCTTTTCCAGCGTTATATATTGTACCATCTTCCTTACGCATTATACCTTTTTTAGGTGAATATGAATTTGTATTACAACAAATCCTCATATCACCATTATTTCTTAGGTTAATAGAGTTCCAAGGAAGTGGACAGAAGGTATCTTTTTTCATATAAATAAACTTATGTTAATCAATTTATTATTATTTATATGAATTATAAGACTACTAAAATAGAAATACCAAAGACTGGAAATTTACTTTTGTGGGTATCTGGCGGACTTGATTCAGCATTAGGATTATATACTATAGCTAAACATATTAAAGAAAATAAACTAAAGAATAAAATTGTTGTAGCTACATGGAAAAGAGACGCAGATGATAATCCTAAAAAGGGTAAACCTGCTAAAGATTGGAATGTTACCCACGCTAAAAAAGTTATGACATGGGTTGAAAAAGAATTAAAATTAACAAAGACTCAGAAGTTTCAACATATTATTGTAGATACTCCACCTAAAGATGGTTTAAGAATTGATAACGATCAATGGCAGAAAGTATTTGATGATAATAAAAAGAAATACAAATTAAAAGAGTGTTACGGATTTGTTACTAAAAACCCATCTAGACCTGTTATGATAGAACATGATTTATATACTGATGATAGACCTGCTTATAGAGATGGTGCAAAAAGATATCATCCTGAAAAACCATTTCAAAATCATGATAAAGCTTGGGTAGCCCGTTGTTTTGAATCGGAAGGTTTAATGAAAGGTTTATTTCCTTTAACAAGATCTTGTGAAGGCCAGGCAGATGAAACAAAAAACTTTACTAAACCATGTAAGAAATGTTGGTGGTGTAAAGAGAAATACTGGGCTTTTAAACAGTATTAATTACTAGCGGAAAGTCATTGTTTGGTTTATGATAGTCTTGAAGCCAAGATAGTTCTGGGAAGATTGCATTAAAATCTTGTCCTCTTTCTTCTGCAACACGATAACACCATTCAGCAGTCTCAGGTAATCGTACAGACCAATCTTCTGCATTCATGAATGAGGCAATACCTTTAAGTCTATCAATAGTATAATTGTTTTCCATGAAAGCTTCTTTTGTTGGTGCACCAGATAATTCCCAGTTCTCTTCTAACCATGGATAGAAAGCCTCATACTTTTCAGTAACCTTCTTCTTAAAATCTAATGGCAACGCTTTACAATTTAATTGAGGCGGCCAATATGCCAGATGGTTATCAATCATACCTCCACCCTGAGGCCATGTATTTAACAGCTTCCATTTATTTGTTAATTTCCATTTAACGAAATCTGGTATAGACCATATGTTGAGTAGTTGTATAGTATAAGCTGTTGTAAGCCTAAGGTTTCCATGAGGATAGTTATCTAACTCCCTCATTTTTTCAGTGAGATGGTCGAATGTTGCAGGATATCTTATATAATGCAACCTATCTCCCATATCATCAATAGAGAAATGAAATATAACTTCCTTAAAATGCTTCCATAAATCGAACAAGTTGTCGTCCCACTCCATTCCGTTTGAGTTATATCTCACTTCAATCTCGCTAGCATAACCATCTTCAATGATTTGCTCTAATAATTCATAATGTTCTTTCATTACAAGTGGTTCACCACCTGCCCAATACAATTGTTTTAGTTTAGGTATTTGTTCGTATAGTTCATCAAAGAACATAGGATTCTTTTTATGCCATGCATAACTTGCACCTACGAAGGCTAACTTACCTGTCTCCTTCTCCCAACGCATTGTTTTTTCTAAATTTTCATTCTTTAATTTAGGATGTATTTTTTTATGTTCTACAATCCAACCCGAAGAATCGTTCGGTGAACACATAACACAGGCTAACTGACACTTAGACCCAAGGCGAAGATCCACGTATCGGATTTGTGGTGGTACTGAACCAGTCTCTGGATCGTAACCTTCTAATACTGACTCTAAACCTAATTTATTAATCCATTTTGTGGTCTCCCACATCCTCTTAGATCTATGTCCTGCATCTTCCTCTTTGTAACACTTAATACAACTATTAGGTTTCTCACCACGCATCATTGCTTTACGTGTACCTCTCATATAAGCATTATTCCATGCTGATTCTAATGATGTATTGGCAAGATTAGAAGGCATACCATCATCATTCTTTAGAATGCCAATGTCTGATTCTATCTTATCTTGAGAGTCTGGATTCTGAACACCGGAAGCGTTAGCTGTACAACATACGCGCATGTGTCCGTTTGGTCTTGTTGAGAGGTGTACCCATGGAAGAGCACAAAAAGTTTCACTTGGATAATTCATAACAATATTTATAAGGGCTCCGAAGAGCCCTTAGAATTTTACTTATTAGTTAAGTAATGAACCTGCAGCGTTGTAGATATCTATACGGTAATGAGAACCGTGTTGACCATCTAGTAAGTCAGCATCTAAACCTGAAGAAGCACCATCAACTGTCTTAATAGCAGTTAAGATTTCTGCAGCTGTTTGGTCAGCCGTTGCAGAAGCTTCAATACCATTTAGTTTAGTGTGGTCTGCATCTGTGAATACATTACTGTCCGTCGCTGCTTCAACCGCTGCTCTAATTTCAGCATCAGTTTGGTCAGCTGTAGCAGAAGCTTCTATACCATCTAGCTTAGTATGATCAGCGTCAGTAAACACATTTGAATCCGAAGCAGCTTCAACCGCTGCACGTATCTCAGCGTTTGTTTGATCAGCTGTTGCACCAGACTCAATACCATCTAGCTTACTACCGTCAGTGGCTAAGTCACGTCCGTCAACCGTACCACCAATTGTCAAGTTACCTGATGAAGGATTATACGCTAATCCAGTATCACTTTCAAGACCTTGTGTACCTGTAGCACCATCAACAAATACTGGATAAACAGTCTCATCAGTAGAGTTATTTGCAGTAATTGTAACAGTAGTTGCTAAAGTTGCTGTATCAGCATTACCTGTAACTGCACCCGTAACATCACCTTCTAAGTTAGCAACTAAAGTACCAACTGCATAGCCAGTACCAGAAGTATTAACTGTTGTAGTAGGCTCAGCTTGGTTGTCTTTAAAGATCTTCCACTTACCTGAATCAGAAGCATCTCTAAAGATACCACCATAAAGGTCTTGTGAACCTGATGTATCATACAATCCGTATAGACCAATATCCACTGCATCAGCCGAACCATTGTTGGTAGCTAGTGATAATAGTGGATCAGCAACTTCGATTGTTGTTGAGCTAACTGAAGTGTTCGTACCAGATACTGTTAGGTTACCAGCAATTGTTACATTATCTGGTAGACCGACTGTGATTGTTCCTGAAGACTCAGCAACTGTAACCTCGTTGGCAGTTCCGGCGAAAGTAACTGTACCACCGAGAGCTGTGGCTGTTGAGTTTGAACCATCACTTACAGTAATAGTTGAGTTAGCAAGTTTAGCGTTAGCAATTGAACCACTTAAGTGTGAGTTATCAACTGAACCTGCAACTAGATGCTCACTATCAATTTGAGCGTCAGCAATCAATGCAGATGTAATTTGATCAGCTGCTATATGTGCAGTGTCAATTGAACCATCTACATAGTGCTCTGAGTTAATTGAATCATCAGCAATCTTAGTTCCATCTACCGCATCAGCAGCTAGACGAGCAGTATCAACCGCACCATCTGCTATCTGAGCTGTGTCAATTGCATCATCTGCCATCAAAGCGTTTGTGATTTGATCTGCAGCAATGTGAGCCGTGTCGATTGAACCATCAACATAGTGTTCACTATTGATCGAATCATCAGCAATTTCTGCACCAGTAATTACATCAGCACTAATGTTTGTTACACCCGCATTAGTCATTGTTACATCACCACTTAGTGAAGCAGCAGTAAATCCAGTGCCATCACCAATTAGTATTTGAGTATCTGCAACAGCTTTAGCTGAAAGAACACCAGAACTATTTGCATCTCTTACTATAACTGTGTTAGCAGCTTGAGAAGCAATCTTTGCTAATGTTACATTTGCATCTTGAATATGTGCTGTGCGTACTGCATCATCAATAATAGCATCAGTATTAATAGAGTTTGGAGCTAAATGCTCAGCATCAATTGAATCTGCAACGATATGCTCTGAGTTAATAACATCATCTGCAATCAATGAAGCAACAATCTGATCTGCAGCAATATGAGCCGTATCGATAGAACCGGCGGTGATATGCTCTGAGTTAACTGCGTTATCTGCTAGATGAGTACCATCAATAACATCTGCGCCTAGTGTTATTACACCACCATCTGTCATTGTAGCATCACCAGACATCACATTGTCGATCCACATTGATGTTCCTGTGTCATATAACAACATAGATCCATCGGCGGCAGATGTGATATTTACATCGTTATCTTCGGCAAGAGTATTCTCAGCGCCAATTTGTGCATCAACGTAAGCTTTGACGGATTGTTGCGATGGTACCTTCGTGGCAAGGTTAGATGCCATGTTATCTTCGTCAATTAACCAAGAATAACCGGAAGCATCAGATTGTGCTGAAGTTACAATCGTACCGGCGTCGTCCGGTAGAGTTATTGTTCTATCAGTATTTGAATTAGGAGAAGTTAATGTAAATACACCAGTTCCGCCTGAATCACCCTGAATTTTTATCTTTGACATTTATCGTCTCCTAAAAATTAAACCACTACCCAAGTAGATCCGCTAGGGACCGTCACTGAATAGCCTGAGTTAATGGTTATTGGTCCAGCAGTTAACGCGTTGTTACCAGAAGTTATTTCATAATCTTCTGCAACTGTATAACTGTGTTCCCACATAACCTTTCCTGTAGTGTTTCCACCACCAACTAATCCCCACTCACTTCCATCATAGATTTCCGCACTTGAAGTTGTTGTATTCCATCTAAAGAAACCAGCACTTGGAGATCCATCTCTCTGTGCTGTAGTTCCTGAAGGTATCTTCGCAGATGCGTTAGCACCTGATTCCATTACCGCGCCAGCAGCTTCTACATTTGTAGCATCCGTGACATCTGCTAATGCTTCAATACCACCTAGTTTTGCTAGTGCAGCATCTGTAAAGTCATTAGTACTTTTAACGTGTGTTGTACCATTATCAATATCATCTAATGTACCGCCCATTTCTGATAAATGATCTTGTGTTGCATCAGCGGCAGTATATGCAGTTGTAATTGCAGCTTCACGTGCATCTACATATGCTTTAATTGATTGTTGTGTTGCTAATTTAGTAGCAGAATCTGACGCCATATTATCTTCATCAACAACAAATCCCATTCCAGAAGTTGTTGTATCTGATAACATAACTGCACCAGCAGCATTAACATTTGTTGCATCTGTTACATCAGCATTAGCTTCGATATTTGCTAGCTTAGTAAATTGCGCATCTGTAAAGGCTGAGGTTTCTGCCTCATATAATGCTTTAATCTCAGCACCAGTTTGGTCTGCGGTTGCAGCAGATTCAATGCCATCTAGTTTTGTACCATCTGCAGCAACATCACGTCCGTCAACCGTACCACCTACTGTTATATTACCAGTAAGACTTGCAGTTGCACCTTCAAGGTTAGCAACCATAGTACCAGTTGTAATTGTTAAGTTACCGGTTGAAGCACCTGTAAATGATCCTGTACCAACTATAAATTTATCTGCACTCTCATCAAATCCGATAAAGGCATTATCTGATGAACCACGTTCAAATACTAAACCTAAATCACCTGATGGTGAACCAGTTTGACCATTACCAAGTTCGATTAACTTATCAGTAATAACAGTGTTTGTCGAAGCGGCTGTTGTTGTAGTACCATTAACTGTAAGGTTACCACTAACAACTACATCATCAAACGTTACATCAGCATCGGTAGCAACTGATTGTCCAATAGATATTGCACCACCTGAATATGTAACACCCGTGCCAGCACTTAAATGAGCCCGTACTTCAGCAGCACTTGGCCCTGTATATGTAATAACACCAGTAGAATTATTGTAAGCTAATGAACCATCACCTCCAGAATCAGTAACACTAATATGTGCTCTGGCTTCTGCAGCACTTGGACCAGTATAAGTTATTACACCGGTAGAATTATTATAAGCTAATGAACCATCACCACCAGCATCGGTAACACTTACCTTACCTCTAATAACAGCATCTGTAATTGATAGATCTATTGCACCATCACCATTATCATCATATGTTGCTGTGATATTTGTGTGTGAACCATTAGTAGCAATTTGAGCACCTGCAGCATCTTGTGCTCTCTCGTCTGTGAAGTATAAGTTAGCTGAACCTTCACTAAGGTCATCTGTATCGTTAGCAGCTAGATCATAACCACTTGCACCCGTTGTTGCTGATATTGTTAATCTATTATTAGCATCATCATATGTTGCAGTTACGTTTGTACCACCAACAATCAATGCACTTACACGATCATCAACTCTTTCCTCTGTGTAGTATAAGTTATTTGAACCCTCAGCAGTTTCGTCTGTAGTTTGTGCATCAACATATGCCTTAATAGATTGTTGAGTAGCAAGATGAGTAGCACTATTTGATGACATATCATCTTCATCTTTAACTGCTGAACCACTAACACCCGTATTTAATACTGGTGAAGTTACTGTTGGACTAGTTAATGTCTTATTAGTTAATGTCTGTGTGCCTGTTAATGTAGTAACTGTTGAGTCGATAGCAAATGTAACAGCGTTTCCAGAGCCTGATGTATCAATACCTGTACCACCAGTAAATGTTAATGCTTCACTATCTAAATCAATTGATAATGAACCACCGCTGTCGGCAGCAAAGTCTAAGTCTTGAGCAGTAACTTGAGAGTCTACATAAGCTTTAATTGATTGCTGTGTTGCTAGTTGAGTAGCAGAATCACTAGACATATCATCTTCATCTAATATAGCTGTACCACTTACTCCTGTATTTAGAACAGGTGAAGTTAATGTTTTATTTGTTAATGTTTGTGAAGCTGTATTTAAAGTAATAGCACTCGTATTAGATAAATCAGTTGAAGCAATTGTAATATCAGCAGAACCATTAAAGCTTTGACCCGCAATTGTTCTTGCAGTTGCTAATGTAGTTGCTGTATCTGCATTTCCAGTTACGTCACCTGTTACATCACCTGTTAAATCACCAACAAATGCTGTTGATGTAATACTTGTAGCACCCGTAACTACACCTGCATCAACATTAATTGCACCATCTAATACAATTTGTTGTCCAGCGAGTGGAGTAATATTTAAATCTGTACCCGCAGTAGATGAAATAGTATTTCCATTAATGTTAATATTATCAACATCTAACGCTGTTAATGTACCTAATGAAGTAATAGCAGTTTGTGCAGCACCTGTAACTGTAGCTGCTGTACCAGATACATTTCCTGTTACATCACCTGTAACATCACCCGTTAAATCACCAGTTACATTACCTTCAAGGTTAGCAACTAATGTACCAGTCGTATGGCCAGTAGCACTTACATTAACTGTAGTAGTTGGTTCGGCTTGTGAATCCTTATATAGTTTCCACTTACCAGAATCTGATGCATCTCTAAATAGACCTGAGTATAAATCTTGTGAACCGCTTGTATCATATAAACCATAGAAACCTATGTCAACTGCATCTGCAGAATCATTATTTGTAGCTAATGATAACATTGGATCTGCAACATTAACAGTAGTCGATGAAACAGTTGTTTGTGTTCCTGATACTGTTAAGTTACCACCAATCGTAACGTTTCCATTAATACTAGCAATAGTAGGATTGGTTAGTGTTTTATTCGTTAATGTTTGTGTACCTGTTAATGTAGCAACAGTAGAATCAATAGCAATCGAGATGTCATTATCAGATACTGTTGTATCAATACCTGTTCCACCAGTAAAGTTTAATGTATCAGTGGCAAGAGCTACTGTATCATCAGAACCTGAATCAGCTCCAACCGTTAATGATGTTGTAATAGACGCAGTACTCGCTGCTGTAATTAAACCTTTAGCATTAACCGTAATAACTGGAATTGCTGTTGTAGAACCAAATGAACCTACGTTTGAATTAACTGTAGCAAGAGTAATTGCACCTGTATCAGCTAGAGTAGCATCGCCTGACATGACATTATCAATCCAAACAGAATTACCAGTGTCATATAATAACATTGAACCATCTGCTGGAGATGTTATAGTTGTATCGGCTAATTCACTTAATGCATCGGCTGTATCTACTTGAGCATCAACATATGCTTTAATTGATTGCTGCGTAGCAAGATGAGTAGCTGAATCACTAGCCATATCATCTTCATCTTTAATTGCAGTACCAGAAATTCCTGTATTTAATACTGGACTTGTTAATGTTTTATTTGTTAATGTTTGGGAGCCCGTTAATGTTGTAACAGTGGAATCAATAGAGGCAGTAATGCTATTACCACTACCTACAGTGTCGATACCTGTACCACCTGCGATTGTAAGTGACTCTGAATCTAGGTCAATGCTTAATGCACCACCTGAATCACCTTGAAAATCTAGGTCTTGGGCAGTTACTTGTGCATCCACATAAGCTTTAATTGATTGTTGTGTAGCTAAATGTGTTGCTGAATCTGTTGATAAATCGTCTTCATCTAATACTGGAACTACAAAATCAAGTGTTCCATCTGAGTCATCATAGGTTACTGAGATAAATGTTTCAGTATTTGAGGTGACCATTGCACCTACTAAATCCTCTACATTCTCAATATTTTGTGTGAATTGTGGTAATGAATTCCAAGCAGTTGAACCATCACCCATTTTAATAAAGTTATTAGTTTGGTCAAGCCCCATCTCACCAGCGGCAAGGGTTGGGTTATTAGACGACCAATTGGCCGCTGTATCTCTTCTTATCTTAAATATTGTTCCTGCCATTTAGTTACGCTCCCCCGCCATCATAGCTGTTAAAAGGTGATGCCATTAATGCTTCTCCAGAAGTTCCTGCATCAATAAAAACATCGCCGTTAGAATCACCCATATCAAATACCTGTTGTGTTGTCACTTGAAAGATATTTCCATTTCCGTCTTTTGAATACAATGCATGGTCGGCTGTGTTAAGGGCTAACTCGCCTTGCTGGAGGTCGCTTGCTGATGGTTTCTTACCAGCAACCGCCGATTGCTTGATTTTTACTATTGTTCCTGCCATATCTATGTGCTCAAATTGTAATGTAGTGATTATATAACCACTATGTTCTTATTTATAACAACCGAATATTCAGCTGTATATACCTTTATTTATAATCCGCCTTGTCCGTTAAGCAAACAGATTGCAGCGCTTTCTAAAAAATAAGGCTCATCGGGAGGGTTATACCAAGACTCTTCTTTAATCCCATAGTATCTTGAATAGATTCTTCCTTGCTTCCAGTAATTAGAAGGAGCAAAGCCTTCACAATATATAAAGCCATCTATTCCAGGATAGGTTATCATATAGTCATCGGGATTTTCCCAGAAATGTTCCCATATATGATAGTTCTCATCATTCCAAAATACCATTACACTTGAGTTTATATCATGATCTCTTATTGTTCGACCTTCGAATACCCAATCAGATCTTAATTGTTCTATAGGTTTCCAATAACATTTAACCATTGTAAACTCGTGTGCCATATAGATTTCATCTAATCTACCTTGTATAACAACATCTAAGTCTAGATATAACCATTTACCTTCAGGTAATATGCCAGGCTTAAACAACATAAGCTTATTCCATACACCGTGCAGATCCATATCAATCAACGGTATCCAATGAATATGTGGATGTAACCCTATTGAATCATCGGTATAACAATAGAATTGTATAGAGTTCTCGTGTTCACCCCATTGCAATTGATTTCGAATACTATAATATAGCTTATTGACATCATCGGCACTATATTTGTCACCCCATTTTACTGTTACAATGTTAATGGTACTCTCCTTGGAAATAATTTTACTTTTGCTAATGCTTTTAAACTTTTATCATGCCAGTTATTCCAATACATAATATAATTATCTGGATCAATATCTATACCATTATTTATTAAATAATCTGGGTTATATAACTTATCAAATGTTACTTGTATTATTCCCATGTGATCTCGAACCTTATGATTCTTTTCCCAAAAATCAATAGTGACTCTTCTTGCTCTATCAGAATCTGGCCAATTCATATCGTGTGGACTTATTTTATCGCCCATTGCTTTATGAACTTTTTCTAAATCTTGTTCTTTCATCTCAAGTCTTTTTACATTAACTTCATCATTCTTAAAATATGATATTGATATCCTCGGCCAAAATTTAGATACCATAACACCATAAACTATATTATTTAATGTGATACAATCCATTTGTTCTATGTTTACACCAAAGTTATTATGCTGACCTATTATATCTAAAGTCCTATAATACAGGGGAATAGTATCATCATCTAAAATTGGAGCAAGGTACCTACAATATCTATCTATATTTTCTTCAGTAGTATATTCTGGTTCCCAATCTTTTTCAAGATAATACGCATTACTTTTCTCGCCCCAAATACCAGTAATTCCTTTTTGATATCTCCAATCAGCAACACGAATTGCTTCTAGCTTACGTTCATATTCCCATTCAGGTTGAAGGTATACTTTCATAGTTTCTAACATTTGAATGTATTCTTGATAGTCACCGCCACTAATAGAAAAATATTTTCCTTTTGGACCCCAACACATTGTAAGAGGAGTAATTCCGTGTGTTCGTATTAGATACGGTTTATCTTGATTTGCAAATGCATCTCGTATTTCAGATAATGCATCATCCATAATTTGTGGTCTTTCACTATCTGGATCTTCTCTATTTTTTATATGATCGTATAATAATCCAAATGGATTTTCAAGAGTCTCTTCAGGTATTATAGGTATATTCTCATACTCTGGTACCCAACAATGAGAAGTATAAAGATTATCAACACCGTCAAGTACAAATACATCTGCAAACAAAAAATCAAAAAAGGTTTTTTGCCTATGTGAACTAGGATTTAATGCAACATCATTACCTTTTGAGCCATCAATCATAGCCATAAGATTTTCAGGTATTAAGTTTTGGTCATAAGACATTTTAATAACTTCTTTATTAAAAAATAAATCGGTCTCTTGTGTTAACCAATTACATAAACCTTCACCACCTGCTCCACCCTGATATGATATGACTACAAACTTATGTGCATTCTCTTCACACCATTTTATAAATTTATTTTTATTCACTTTCTATTTCTTCTACGAGTTGATCTCTCATTGTTTCATTACGCATATAGAATGCTATACTCCATCTTGGTTCATTAGTCATAGCACAATGAAATGTTGATTCTTGACCTGGTCCATACCAACCAGTTTTGCAAGTCCAGCCTGGTCTATCTTTAATAGTATGTATCTTACCAGTTTTCCAATCACGATATCTATAAAAGGCATCACCGCCTTTACTCCAATTAAATAATACTGTATAACCTGGAGCATCACGATTATCATGCCAACCTATATATCCATCTTCAGGATAATAGCAGAATAATGCATTTTGTTGTGCACCTAATTCCTGTGCAAAAGTAAAGCTTACATCTTTCATTAAATCCTGCCAGTCTTTTGCTATATTATAATTATTACATAAATCAAATAACTTCGCTATTTCAGGCGGACCTCTAAATTCTTTTTTCTTAGTTTTCTCAAGAATATAATTTAAATATTCTTTGGATGTTGCATAGTGTTTATGTTTATCACCACGTTGTTTTATTCGGCGCTGGATGTATCCTATATCCATACTATTAATAGTATCAATAAACCCATCAAGTCTTTCTAATATCTCTTTATTTTTAATTAATACTTCGCGCATCTGCTGGTTTTTTTAATGGTAATGTATAATGCCATACTACTATTGGTCCTTTGCATTCATCTTCTTTATATATGTAAACAAAATTCCATCTTGCATCATCTTCGTATATACTTATATCTAAATCAGAATACGTATTTTCAGTTAACCACCATAATGTTAATTGATCCCAATTTACTAATCTCTCTTTTGGTTGTACACCTTCGGGCCACCAAGAGCCATCACGTTGTTTATTATAGTATTTCCACCAGTCATCCATAAATTCTAATACACGTGGTGTTGACTTATAACCGAATACACCACCATGAAGAACCATTTCACCTCCAATAAATTTAGCTATCTTACCTGCGTATGGTCTTATGTTAGTAAATACTAAATCGGAATCGAAGTCAAACATCTTAGATACATCTTCATGTTGCACAAATGTATCAGCATCTAAGTATACAGTTTTATCAAATGGGGTTTTAGAGAGGCAAGCCAACTTGGCTCGAACATGATTAGGACAATCATCAACCATATAGAGATCATCACAGCGTGGATCAGATTTTGTCCATTGTTCATGAGCGAATAAGGCTATATTTGCCTCTGGCATATAATCTAATAAGGAGTCAATAAGCATATGAGCTGCCTCATAATACTCATAAAACTGACTTGCTACAATTATAAAACCGTTAGGCTTTTGGTTTTTCTGCTTCCTTACCATTTTCTTCTATAATAATAGCAGCGGAGTACGCCATAATCTCAATCATGTTTGTTGCTTTACGTACTTTAGATTTGAGTGCTCTATTTTTAGAAGCTTTAATTTCTGGTATTTCAAATGAATCAACCTTTGCAGCAAATAAAGCTTCATTTTTTGCTTTATCCATTTCGGCTTTTTGTTCAGCTGCGCGTACTGCTTGATTTTCGTGATGTGCCTCAGCCTTCTTTTTAGTGATGGCTTTAATTTCTTCGTGAGTGAACGTATTAAAGATCTCCTTCCAATCAGGATTATCTTTTTGTCCATCGGGAGTGTTACTTACTGAAACGGTTTGATTTGTGCCATCTGCAAATTCAAAATTACATACGATGATATCACAACTCTTGTCCGCGTAATACGGCTCAAGTATTTTTCTGCCTTCTACAGCCATGATTTACCTCATTATATTAAATTATTAAAATTATTTATATCAACTCAAAAGATGCCATCCATCTATGTGTTCTACTCCTGTATCAGGGTTAATGTCTTTTGATGAAACTGTCCAGCCACCGGTTTGCAAACCAGAAGTATCCGTTGACCCGTTTGCTATAATGTCTGCTTTAAGTACATCTTCTGTCCATATTTGTTTAATAGCGTATCCATTACCTGCAGTTCCGCTAGATACTGGCTCACCATTAGATGTTAAGTATCTTGTTGATGTAACTCCAGTTGGCGGACTTGATTCAGCTGATCCAGCAGCATAACTATTATAATCTGCTATTGTATCGCCATTTCCTATACTAGCAAAATGTGCTTCCATTGCTTCATCAGCTGTATTAAATGCAGCTCCTTCTTTTTCGAAGTTAACTATTATATGATGATCTGCCATATTATGCCGTCCTTAGCCACAATGAAACAGTAGAAACAGTTTCATTTGACGATTGAATTGTTGCACCGGTATAGTTACCAGTATATGTGCCAGAGTAATAACCTGTATATGTGCCAGTATATGTACCGGAATATGGACCTACCTGACGTCCTGAGTAGAATGTTGAATATGAACCAGTATAGTTACCAGTATAATCACCTGCATAAGCACCAGTATAATCACCAGCGTATGATACATCTGTACGTTCTTTTCTTGTATCAGAGAAAGCATCGCCAACTCTTTGCCATGTTCCTGAAGCAGGAGCAGATGCTTGTAGTACATACTTACCAATACCTGTATCTACAATAGACTCTTGATATATTTCTACTAAGTCATTAATCTCAGCATCAGATAATTCACTTAATCTGCTGTTACCTGCATCCCAAGCTAATGGACGTGTAGCAGTTGTATTCGAACCGGTTGTTCTCTTCCAAAGTTTAGTAGAGTTATTTACACCTGATTGAAACTTATTATTAATAGTAGCAACCTCAGACCATGTACCTGTACCAGGAGCACTTGGTTGTAATACATATGAACCTACACCACCAGCAGCAATTTTAGCATTAACTCTGTCAATAATATCAGCTCTCATTTCAGCATCTGTCATTTCGATAATACCATCATAAGAACCAGAATCATATTTAACCGACATTGGTCTCCTTGTTGGAGTAGGAGTAACATCAGTTAGGTTTTGTCTAAAGACATAGTTATCTGTATGAATAGTTGTGTTAGCTGGGTGAGTACCAACAGCTTGATCACGTCTTGTATCTGCGAATGTACCAATGTCTGTCCAACCTGATTCTGCATTCATAGCAAGGTGACCAGTATTATTAGAAGTCATTCCAGAAAAATGGTCTAGAATTAGATCTACATTGTCATCAATTTCTGCAGATGACATCTCTTTTAACGAGCTTGATCCATTCCACTTTAAAGGTTTTGCCATAGTTATTTCCTCTTTATACTATATATATATATATCTTAATTAAAACGTTCCGCCATCAATTGTTGATGTAGCGGTTGGGACACCTGATGAGTTGAATCCCATAACTTGGTATTGAGTACCTGTCTCAAATTCTAGAGCTGTACCACCAGTGTTGGCTATGAGTACACCGTTGGATGTAAATGCACTTAATCCTGTACCACCATGTGCTACTGCAACATCTGTACCTTGCCAAACACCTGTAGCAATAGTACCAAGTGTTGTTATTGTATTTTGACCAGCATATGTATTTGCAATAGTAATCGCATCAGCACTTACAGTAATTTTATCTGCCGTACCGACTACATCAATCGTATTACCATTCTTAGTTAAACCATTTCCTGCTGCTATTTGACCAGCACCAGAGAATTGTTCAAAGTTTATTGCTGTTGAACCTAGTGTGATAGCACCGTTTGTACTTAATACATAACCATTATCAGCATTCGCAGTACCTTCTTCACAGAAAGTAAATGCGCCTGAAGTTAATTCAGAAGCAGCATCAGCATCTGGTGTTCTTGTTAGTACCCAATTTGATGAACCATCACCAACAGTTGTAACCTTATAGAAACCGTTTTGTGCTGCAGTTGACTGATCTTTAACAAGAACTCTATCATTAACACTTAGAGTTACGCCGTCAATTTGAATAGCAGCTTGTGATCCTGAGTTAGTTAGTGTGCTTGGTGCAGTATTTACATAAGTTGCACCTAAGTTAGCAGTTGTTGCAACCTTAACAGATTTTTTAACATCTAATCCGTTTGCAACACTATCAACATATGTTTTATTAACAAGTGAATCTGAAGTAAATCCAGCACGACCTTCATAACCTGAAGGAACCGTTACTGAACCTGTACCATTTGGTGCAAGTGCAATATTTCCATTGTTATCTGTTGATGATAATGTATTGCCATCTAATGTTAAGTTATCAACATCAACAGAGGTTAATCCATTTAAGTCTGTAATTGTGTCGCCTAGAGATGTATCATCACTACCAATTGTTATACCATCATTTACTAGTTTAGCATTAGCAATAGAAGTATTAGGAATATTAAGAGTGATTGTAATTTCATTATCTGATACTGCAGTATCAATACCTGTACCACCAGTATATGTTATTGTTTCACCAGTACTTACTGAATCATTTGAACCTGAATCAGCTGCTATACTTAATGTACTTACAACGGTACCAAATGATAGATTACCTGAACCGTCTGTTTTTAAGAATTGCCCAGCTGAACCATCCGCTGTTGGATGTGATAAACCATCGATAATGACATTACCAGATCCGTTTGGTGTAATTGTAATATCACCGTTTGTATCTGTTGATGTAATGGCATTACCATTTAATGTTAGGTTATCAACATTTAATACATCAATTTTTGAATTCGCGTCTACTATAATTGCAGATGACGCGGTTAGCGTTCCTGCAGTGTGGTCCATCATATCGGTGAAGTGTTGTCCACCGATGACTCTTGCTACTACATCTGAGCCTGAAGTTTCACCTATAAAAAGTTTATCTGAGCTAAATGAATAAGCTTGTTCACCTACCGCCAGAGCATCTGTTGCCGGATTGCCAGACGCTAAACTATATTTTGTGATAATGACTGTGCCTGCCATCCTATATCTCCTCTAATTTATATTTAAGCGGCACTAAAATGTACCACCATTAATTTTTGTATTACTGTTCGTGTCTTCCATCACAGGTTTAACCTTAAAAGTACTTGATGACGCATCATATTGTATGATCGATCCATCAACTCTTGCAGATACATCAACATCTGTTAATGTGGATAACTGAGTAGTAAATGTTGAAACAGAAATATTTCTTGCAACTATTTCTTTTTGTTTCATTCCAGCACCTTGTAACGGCCTAGTTGCCGTAATCTTACCTTGTAATGCCATTACTGTGTTACTCCTGGAGTCACTGTTACTTGTCCTTCTATTACCCTAGTTTTTTCACCCGAAGATGTTTTTGTTATCTCTACATCATAAACATAACGCCCAGCTTTCATACCATTTGTTACGCTATTAGCCAATGTTATTGTAATTTCACCTGCAGTAGCATTTGATACAGTTGCTCCAAAATCTATTGCAGTACTTGACGAATAGCTTTTTCTTATTTGTCCTGCAACAGTATATCCTGTTAAGTTTGCTACATTACCTGCAGCATCTTCTACAATAACCTCAGCACTATAATCTGCACCCTGATCTATACTTAAATTACTTAATATTGCCATTTTCTATGTATACCTCTATTTATATTTTTGTTGTTTTAGAACAGTTGGTTACCAGCGACATCAAAAACATCTAGCTTTGTTGATGTAGACGCTGTTGTTGTGATGCTAACATTACCTAAGTTTGTCATTGTTGCAGAACCTGTAACCGCACCAGTCAAAGTGATGGTTGGATCATTAACATTAAAATCAAGTGTTCCGTCACCATCTTCGTAATCAACTGAAATACCACCTTCAGTATTACCTGATACCATTGCTCCGATAATATCCTGTACTTCTTCTGTAAAGTTATCGATATTACCTACAACGTGAGCGTGTCCATCATCAGCAATTGCTAAATTAATATTACCATTTGTATCATCATATGTAGCCGAGATACCACCTGTTTCCGTACCATCAAACATAGCACCTACAGCATCTTCAAAGGCTTCGCCTTGTTCAAAGAATACTGATTTTAAATCTGTTCCGCCATAACTTAATGTAGTCGCATTTAAATTACCTGATACATCTACTTTATGTGATCCATGCGCTGCTATACCAATACCAATTCTTTGATTTGAGTCAACTGTTATCGCTGTTCCCGAACCAGTACCTAATGTTAATGATGTTGCAGCACTTACACCAGCATTTGAACCACCTAATCCTGATGATGCAGTAATTAATTTACCAGTCATTGTATCACCGGCTACTGCTACAAAATTACTACCAATTGCTGCAATATCTGCTGTAGCTGTGGTTACTTCACCATGTAATTCTAAAATAGCAGGACCAACAGTGGATGCGGTTGTTCCCATTGCCGCTGCTGATATTGTACCTAGCTTAGTATTTATTGCAGCAATATCCGTGTCATTGCTTGTTATATTAGCTGTTTGAGTATTGTCAACTGCATATTGAGCATTAAGAATAGCAACTAGAGTTGTCTCTGAACCATTATATCCAGATAAGCTTGAGCCTGCTAAGTTAATACCAGCGGTTGAAGCAATTGTTTCAATATCTGCATGGTTTTTATTTGCAGCAAGTACTAACGCACCGTAATTTGATGTATCCCATAAGTCACCTATTGTACCGATGGCAGCCGCGGCCGCTTCAGTTGCAGTATCATGTATATTCAGCGCTGCAACAACCGTAGTTGCACCCGAATCATTTGCAGTTAGATTAGTTAAGTCACCAATCGCAGTACCTAACTGGTTGGTTTTAACTCTCCATTCTTCAAATGTATTTGCTGTTGTTACGTTTACTGTTGCCATATTATCTCTCTATTAATTGTTTTAACATATCTTTAATTTCAGATACATCTTGTTCTACTTTATCCAAACGTTCTTGATGCACTCTTGCTTCTTCTTTAAGCGCAGCTCTATTCATAGAGTGTATCTTACTGTTACTCATATTTATAATCGCTCCAGACTTTGGATCTCTTGCTAAATTAGTATATCCTTCAACTTTTATCATTATACTTGAAGTGCTATAGCTCTAAGTTGTTGAACCATCGGTATATCACTTGTATTAGTAGATCTCATTACAATCTTAATAGCAAATAATGTAAATGTTGCTGCAGGTGTAATAGTATATACCGTCTCATTAAATTCATAACCGTCTGAGAATGCAACTGTAGTTTCATCATTTGTTGCTAACACCCATGACTCTGTATCAAAATCTGCTAAGTTATTACCAGTCTTATGATATACGTCAATAAATGTATTATTCGGACGATGTAAATCCATAATTAGTTTAATTCCATCTGAATCATTTTGTAATTCAACAGTCTTTGTTACGTACTTCGCTAAGTTAGCACCACCCGCTGCTGTATCTTCACCACTTGTTACATTATCAATACGATTTCCAATAGTAATCAATGAACATCTTTCCATATCAATAACTGGTGATAGGTAACTATTGCTTGATGTAAATGTAGACTCAAGTTCTACTGTGTGAGTTCCACCTGATTTAATCACCTTCGGACTTAACGGTGTATAATCTTCATTTGCTCTTATTGCTAATGCTGTCGTTCCAATAGTTGTACCATTACCTTGAGCTGTATCTTTAATTGTATACGTTGTTCCAGTATCAGGTAATATAAGTTCTTGAATAATTGGTTTAACTGTATTCCAAGCTAAATGCTGTGTTGCAGTACACGCTGCTCCACCACCAATACCTGTAGCACTACCGGTTCCAGCTGATACAAATGTATATGTATCATGAGTCACAGCAGTAATTGTATGTGCTTTATTTAGATGCGTAGTAGTATGACCGTTAATCGTTGCAGCAACTCCAGCTATAGTAACTGAATCGCCAACTGCATGACCATGATCACGATGAGCAACAGTAATATTTTGTGAACCACTAGTTGTTGTAATTGGATTATTACCTAATGCTCTTGCTTCTAAAGTGTCATTTCTTAATACCGCATTACGTGTTTGCGAAGTATCAAACTCAGCTCTATGCATAACAAATGTTAAGTCTTTACCTTGCTCAGCAGTCCATGTTGATGCATTAGCTGATTTAAATAATACACCGTTGTATGGTTGTTGTGAAATTCTATTACCATTTTGATCTTCAGCGCCAACTTCAGCAAAACGTACCGTGTAATCATTTGAATTAGCAAGAATAACAAATGCATATTCAATACCATCTTGTAAGAATACTGGAGATGGGAATGTGAATGTAGTTGCTGTACCATCGATATTTACAGAACCTGGATTAAGTGTTACATCAGAGAATGGAACAACTGTTTGAGTTGGGAATCCATTTACCATTTCACGTATCTGTACTTGAACAGGTATATTAGCATCTTTAGTTACAAAATAAAGATCTAACTTAGTAATAAATTGAGCCTTATCAAATAAGAATGATTGTGCTAATGGATCTGAGTATGCCACATTACCTGAAGAAACATTAGTTCTCTGTATACGTGGAATTCTTGTTGAAATAATAACGTTCTCTCTTGTTTCAATTAAGCCTGCAGCTGTATAATCTGCTGTGGCTGATGTACGAGATAAGCTTTCATTATTAGTACTATCAGAAGTCAATCTAAATTCTTTTGTACCAGCACTAAATTGAGTTGTACTATTATTAGGTATAAGGAATGAACCACTCACAGCACCATTTGCATCAGTCGTTAATGCTCCAGCACCACTCGGATGAGCAGTCTCACTATTAATACCTACTAGAGGTGTATGACCTGGTTGAGCTTCGTTAACAAAGTTTGCTACTGATACTCCATCAAAGAATGCATAAACAGTAGTGTTTGGTTTCATACGAGTAGCACTAAAGTGTACAAGCCTTGATCTCATGAATGGAACAAAGTTAACTTCAACTACTCTATCACCTTGCTCAACTCTTGATGTTTCAACTGCAATACTTGTTTTAACACCTGATCTTGATTTACCAGTGATATGGCGGTTACCACTTACCCAGTTTCTTGACCATGAACCTCTACCACGATATGAATTCCTTGGCCCTTCCATCTTACCAGGAGTATAAGACATCTCCCAATGTCCGCCACCGCCTGACCAGTTTGTTGTCCATGAACCCCATACAGTACCAAGTTGAGGTTGTAATGCTTCTACCATTGCATCAAACTCACCATCGTTATTTAAAACAACTTCTGGTCTACGTTCGATATCTAACCATTCATCAGTAGATGGAGATAGTGCCATTGAACCAACCCAGTTAAAGACATTATATGGGTTAACATTAACACTTCCTGAATATTGTGTTTGTGTTATAGCTGCAGAATGAGTATATGGTAATGTAATTAAATCACCAGTTTTAACTGTATCTGAAGATCCTGAAATCCACGATAAGGCAGCATTACCTTGTGCAAATCCAGGTCGTAGTCTACGGTTAGGTATATCAACAGAAGCTCTGTACTCAGGAGAATCATTCCTTGACATACGAGTATTTGCAAAAGCATCTACTAAATAACCAGATTTCCATCTTGGATTAAATGGTGATACTGTATCTAAAATTTGTGTATTCTGTGCTTCAGTTTCTAAGAAATTTAAAGCAGTATAATATTCTACTTGATTTAATCTTGTGTCAAGCTTACCAATATCACGCATAGTGTATCTACGCTGGTCAACAAATCCAATTCCAACTTCTTCAGTACTCAACGTGTATGCAGGAATACTTAATGTAAATAAATGCATTGCATCACTTGGAATAGCAGGGCCTTCAGGAGCTCTAGCTGGAATACCTTCAGAAACACCAAAATTGCCTTTAGAATCTAAATATACTTTGTCCATTCTAGGCAAGTAAAATTGAATATCAGTTTCAAATTGTGAGAATCTTGTAGGAGCAAATGCTGTAACTGCGCCTGTTCCTGTAAAGTTACTACCAGTATTATCCATCCTTGGTCTAAAGTCGACCGCACTTCTTAATTCTATGTCTCCATGCTTAGGAATATTTTCGTAATCAAGTCCGGTATATGAATCAACTGTAAAGAAATCTCCGGCAGTATGTGTAAAGTAATCATATGTTACAGTAAGTGCTACAGCCGCTGTATAGTTAGATGTAGTTTTTAATTGTATATGACCAACATCATAATGAGTATCTCTTTGACCATTATCTAAATCAAAGTGTTCAGTAACGTCAGCGCCACCAGAAGTTTCTGTAACAGATACTATACGATAAATATCTGCATGACCAAGAGCATTAGCGCTATTGATAGTAGTATAATCTGTTCCTGCATTTAATGGACTGCTTTGGTTAGTAACTAACGATTTAGTCTTTTGATTTAACGTACGTACAACAGGGGCAATTAGTCTTACCGTATCACCCTGAGAAGATACAGGTAAGTTAGATATAACAACATTTGGTGGATTTGCGCTGTTATTAATAGTAATATCAGAAGTAGTTACTTCTTCACCACCGACTGTTGAATCAGTATCGTTAATTAGAATCCAATTTGTATTAAGTGATTTAGAACCAAATTGTTCACCAGCAGCAACGGCTTCAAATGTGGCAGTACCAGTACCTGATACAGTAGCTGAAGCTATAATACGATTAGTCTCATATCTATAGTTAAAATCAGTTGTGCCATCTGTTTGACTATTACAAGTTTTAATTCTTTCGTATGGCAATTGGTATACTAAACTATCTGGACCAAGGTTAAATACATTAACAGAACTTGTTTGTGCAATTTGTGCAGCAAACGATCCACCGCCCGTTTCATCTAGCTGAGTTGCACTAGCCATTCCAGTAGTATTACCACTTGCAAATTTTACATCAAATATATGAATTCTATACCTTGAAGCTGTACTTGCACCATCACCACTTACTCTTTCGATTGATCGTGCACGACATGTACCAATCTCTGTACCACCAGAATTCTCAATTGATATAGTATTAAATGTAGTAATATCAGGAACACCAACCATGTTATCAACTTCAATAAAGTTATTATGTGTTATCTCTGTAAGTTTATCTGTAACTAATTCTGATGTTCTTGCTTTATTAAAGTGAACATTAGAAGTTCCTAATTTAGTTATTTCATAACCCCTTACATAAGCTTTTGAAGGGCCAACAGCAAGAGATAATTTTGTAGCACTAGGACTATCTGCTTGATGTGTTTTAACAACTGCTGGAAAAGGATTAACATAATAGTTACCTGATTCATCAAATGTTCTGCGTGCTAATTCATCTTGCAAAGCATTATAATCAACACCAGCTTTCTTTGTAATAACACCAGATTCTAATCGAGCAATAAGAACAAAGTTACCAGAGTTTGCATTAACTGCTTGAGAAGATAATGCTGCTGTAATAGAATAACGATGTGCACCTGGAGCAGACTCATTAGGTGTGCCTGTAGCATTATCATTTAACGATGCATCAGTACCTGAACTAACAAGAGCTTCTGTAACGAGTAAGCCAATATCAAATGATACATTTTCTGTGTATTTGTTTAAGACAATTGTCTTTGCTTTAACTGTTATAAAGTGTTTCTTAATATAATAGATACCATCTTCGATAGCTACAATTGAACCAAAACCTATAGGAGTATTTGAATTAGCATCATTAGAATTTGCAACTGTAGCTGTCTTACCTCCTGTAGCTGTTAATGATTCTCCTGCTGCAAAAATTGTGCCTGCAATATATTGAACAAATAAAGTAATTGAATCATCACCACTTGCTAATGTAGCATGGATGACACGCGCAACAGTAGAACTTGAGTTACTATATTCAGTACCAATAATATCTGCAACTGCAGTTGTGTTACATGCTGATAATCTTACATAGTCAATCTTATTATGTAGATGCACTGCCCCTGGTACAACAACAGAACCATCTTTAAATATATGATCTCCCGCAGAAGATATTTGATGTTGTAGCTGTGTTTGAAGCTGAGTTAATTCTCGAGCTTGTACCGCCTTACCTGGACGAAATAGTATTCTTTGATATTGTTCTTTCGGGCTAAGTGTATTGCCCGATGCGACCGATTCAAAGTCGTCATAATATGGTTCTACGTTAAATGAAATTGCCATGTTTCTATCCTATTTAAAATGCGATTACTAATCTTACTGTTTCTACTTGTCCTGACGCTCTTGTTGTGGCTGTTCTATTCTCTACAAACATTATATCACCTTCGTGATGCAGAATTGCAGGAGCATTTATTGCTGTAAGATCTACACCTGCAACTGAAGTACCTTCATCGCGGATGTTATCTGTTGATGCATTAAACGTACCAAATCCGGTAGTTTCGTTTTGAATATAGTATATGATACCATTTGATGAATCATATTCTACAACCATTGCTTTTGCACCTGTTGCTGTACCTTCAATCATTTGATCTGCCGGGAATGAATCACCAGTAGCAACTGTTAAGCTCTTACATGTATTGTATGCACTTGCTTCTGCAACTCCAGCAATTGTACCTGTAGTTGAACCAGTTACTGTTGTAGCGATTGCTTTAAATACTTCACCAACAACTGGATTATCTGATGCACCTGCGGTTGCCCATAGTGCGTCAGTAGTAGTACCCATTGTTAAGATCTTATAAAATTGACCTACAACCATTGAGCCAGTAGCTGTCACCGTAGCACTTGCAGTTGCTCCACTCTTAATCGGATTCTTTACAACTGCTATTTGTCTAAAGTCGTTTGAATCAGGAATTGTACCCGACTCATCGCCAGTAAATACTGTGTTAATTGTAACATAATGTGCTCTTAGATCATTTGTAGGATCTGCGCCAAATCCACCGATTGGACCAATCACTGGTCGTATTGCACCGTTAGATCCTGAACCACCCGTTACTGTTACAGTAGCGTGAGTATATCCTGAACCAACAGCGGTCATTGTAATACCTGTGATAGCACCGCCAGCTACTGTTGCTGTCGCTGTAGCACCCGTACCATCACCAACAATTGTTAATGTAGGTGCTGAAGTATATCCAGTTCCTGCAGTTGTGATCTTCATATTATAGATTGCACCATCAATAGCATTATTTTGTACTGACCATTGATTAGTCAATGCAGTATCAGATCCGCCTGGTGGTACTTCTTTAATATGTCTTACTGGTATAAATGATGTTGTTAAGAATTTAGTTACATCAGCCGTTGGGACTGTATACATGTATTTCCATATATAACCGTCTGATCCACTATGATTAATAACACCAGATGTTTGAACACCTGTTGTGTCTGGGTTAGTAGTAGAAGCTCCGCTTCCTGCCTTTAAGCACATATATACATTGTTATTCGCTGAAATAACAAAGTATGTTTTGCTTTCTATATTTGTATCTTGATCATCATATTCTGCATATGTTGTACCAGAAACCCATAGATTTCTTGGTGCACAATGAACAATGTCTGTAGCATCGATTCTCTTCATGGCAAACATGTTTTCCCATAAAGTATGTGATGTATAGTCATTTTCATATGGGGTTGTTGGGACAGTATCATCTGTCCATGCGTTTGGCCGTCCCAAGGCCATATAGAATTGATTATCACCTAGACTATTTACAAACTTATCTGTTGTATCCAGTCTGAATTTACTTGTGATTATTGCTGCCATGTCTTTTCCTTTGTTTTATGAAATAACGAGTGAACTAGCTCCACCCATTCCGAATTGTGTACTTATATTGTTATTTATACTATCTTGTAGTGTCCAATGAGCAAAATCTGAGTTTGGACCTAAATATCTAAACTTCATATTTTCCCAATGGTTCTGCATACCTATAATGCTGAGTTCTGAACTTCCTCTTGCAAAATGCGTATAAGATTTCTCTAATACGTGACTATTAAACGATGCTGGTCCAACTTGGAATGCACCGATATTAAAGTTAATTTCACCAGCTGGTTCTAACCAACCATACTGTGTTTGCGTATTCGATGATGTAAGTAGCTTTACTAAGATAACAATCTCACCAAAGAACTTAAATCCAGCCGGGTGAACTAATCTTGTAAATGAATTCTTCCAGTCAGCAATGTTTTTACCAGTTTTTAGAACATAAGAGAACTGCTGATAATAATAAGAGTCTTGTATATATTTTTTATCTGATAAGAATCCATCGTTATTGGTAAACAAACCCTTTGGATATGTTCTTACAACATCGCCGTTTGATAATTGTGTTGTAAAATTTAATCTATATTTTATAGTAGTATCTGAATATACTTCTTCAGTATAATCTGTACCTGGAGTTTGATATGTATTATTAACAAATACCACATCATCATCAAGTAATAAGCTATTACCATCATCATTATTACCACTAATTATTGTTGGGTTTGCTTGTGTTCCAGATAATGTAATTGTATTCGTAGGTGTAAACTGAGTTCTATCTGCCTGAATAGCTACAGCCTGATCTGTCCAGTTTCCATTAGATGGTGTAAGCATATCTACATATGGAAAATATGTTTCTACATCATCGTCAAAAATCATTCTAAAGAATGATGTGATTGATTCAGGTGTACCACGTGACTTATAGAATTCTACAAGTCTCTTATAAAACATCCTTGGATTTGTAGCAAAGTCTCTTGGTATTGCAATACCGATTTCATTCTGCAATTCAGTAAGTAAGTTATCTTCTACAAAGTCGATATCTCTTTGTATATCTAATGAGTTAAGATAGAATCCAGATTTATTTTGACGCTCTAAATATAATGCATACGTTTTAAGAAATGAAACTAAATCAGGATATGTAGACTCTACATGATCAGGTACTAGTTCATCTATATAAGATGATATATTATATTTTCCAAGTCCACTTGCCATTAGTTACTTACCGTTGTATAATCGATTCCAGCAGTTGTACCGCCAGTTGCCATTGTATCTACTTCACCTGTGATTAAAGCAGTTGATGTATTTATCGTTAATAATTCATTCCTTGTTGGTGATACATCAGATGATGCCGGTTTAACCGTTACATCGATTGTAGTTGAACCAGTAGGTAATGCAGTTGGATTAAATGAGTTAAGAGTTACTGTTCCAGCTTCCTCATTTACTTCACCAACATTCGTAGCTAGTACTAAACCAGCTGCATCAACAATTTGAATAATTCGTGTATCACTTGAGCTATCATAGTAATCTTTAAGCTTTGCATCTGCGCCAGCAAATGTAAAATTAGTTGAAGATACATAAGAGCCAGTAGATGATGTAGTAGCATCTATATCAGTTAACGCTTGATTAAACTTAAGTTCGTATTTAGTTGCTGTTCCAAGTACTGGTGTAATCTTCTTTGTCATCTTCACACGAGTAATATTAGATACGATAGCAACATTTGTATCATCAATTAATTTACCAACATTTGAATCTCTATAAACGCCGTTAAAGCTCTTAAGTGTATCATTATTATATGACACGAGTGTACTCCTTATTGATGTAGCCAAACCGCTTGCAGTTACTGTAGCTTTGTTAGGATTATATTTAAAATAAACTTCTAAATCAATATATGTATAATCAGGATCAACAAGCACTGGCGTGATACTTACAACATTCTTTGGTTTAAGAATCTGATTCTTAATTGTTGCTTTTTGAGTATCAGTTAATTTCTCAGAAGATAATGGTTTAATCGATACATAAACCTTACCATAATCTGGTATATCATTATCTTCACCGCCCCATACAGCAACAGCTTCTAAATCAGCGAATTCACTTTTGATAATAGCTTTATAATCATCAGGTGTTACAGCTCTGTTTTGTGATATATGAGCAAGGGGTGCATTAAACTTAATTGCTTCTAGTGATTCTCTTGCGGCACCGCCAGTAGCTCTAGTAACGAGTGTGATAGTCTCATCACTATTACCATTAAGCGAATCAGTCATAGTAAATGTAGTAGCTCCATTTACATGAGTGCCTGATGGAATTGATGCATATTCTATTGAAATTGTATTACCATTACCTGGCCTCTTACCAATAATGTTATCACCAAACTTAATCTCATAGTATCCATCTCTTCCTTCTTCTAAGAAATATACTTCTGATGTGCCATCTAATGTAACCATGTTTGTATTTAAAGCATAAACTTTAGATGCATTTGTTGCACCTGAATCTATTACAGTAACTTTAATCGAAGCAGTATTTACATTATTAACAGGAATAATATATGATTCAAATGCATTATTCTGATATGTGTAAGTTATAGATGATAATACGCCTTGTTCTATTTTAATGTTAGAAAACTTCCATCCGTTTGTTGCATCATAGTTAATTGTTGTAGTGTCTGAAGCAAACATGGGGTAATTAACCCCATCGATAGTAGTATTAAATGCTGTGCCTCTTGTCATAGTTAAAGGTAACGGAGTATTTGTTCCATCATGATTCCATAAAGGTGTAGCATTTCCCTTTGCCATAGTCATATCAATATAAGCAACAGATGGTGCAATAGATCTTGGTGTATAACCTAATAGTTTGGCATGTGATACAACAGAAGATCTTAATTGAGATGTATCAAGGAATGTTTCATTCAAAGCAAAGTTAGCATTCATTGAATTCACATGAGTAACATATGATAGTACATCAATGATTGTATTCATTGCAGATCCTTCATAGTTATAGTCACTGAAGGTAGTATCGGTTGCCTTCATATATGCGATTAAGTTTGATTTTAATTGATCAAAATCTAATTCACTTGCTGATATTCTGCGTTCTATTGCCATTATCGTAATCTCTCTATTGTGGTCGAAATATCTAATACTTCATTACTAGATAAAACTCTTCCGGTTACTGTTATTAATACTTCGTTTTCATCGGCTTTTGCCTGTATATTTGTATTAAGTACTTCTATTCTTGGCTCATGGTTTCTTAAAGAATTGTTAACAGACGTTGCCATTTGTGCTGCTGTTATATTTGTCATATTCTCAAATAGATATGATCTTAAGTTTGCGCCAAAAAAATAATTAAATGGGCGTTCGCCATGATTCGTACGAAGTATATTTAATACACTTTGTTTAATCGATTCATTATTCTTTTTTATTGCAACGTCATTTGTATTAGGATTTTCCTTAAAAGTAAAATCTGCATCTTTATACGTTTCTTGTCGTGCTATCTGTGCCATATATCTTATTTATACATTTATTATGGATTTTGTGGACCATTTGTATTACCTTGTGAGGTATCATCTGCTCCAGTATCAGGTTGTGTATGAATATGAGTATTCAAATTAATTGTTGTGTCACCAGTATTAGTTTGCAATGTTCCAGTAACATCAACATCTCCAGTCATTGTTATCTTACCTGTGCTTGTTAAGTTTGTTGTGCCACCGACAGCAGTATTCATATTACCTGCTACTGCAATATCAGCATTACCACTTACTATAATACGTACATCACCAAATACTTCAAGAGTGTCATGACCTACAACTAACTGATAATTGTCTCTTACTATTCTTTCTGTTTTAGAACCATTGGCAGCTATCTCATATTGAGTGCCACTCTTATGTCTCTCCGTTATTCGTTCTACACCCGGAGTATCATCATATTCTTTGACATGACCACTCTCTGTTTCCATAACATTATTATATGGATATTGTGGTGCGTATGTACTTGCTGGTTGATATGAACCAAGTTCTTCATCTGCATTAGGATCAGCTTCAGCTCTTACTCTTACATTATTATCTTCTATTCCATCAGTTTTTGTAGGCAAAGTTCCCAAGACTAAAAATTCTTGCATAGCTCTATCCATGCACACACCTGCTACTAATGTACCAACCAATAAGTTAACTGATGAACCTACACCGCCTTTAGCTGGAGTATTTCCTGGCATCATAACCATACTCCATGCAAGATCTGCAGAGTCTATATTGTCATGAAGTCCGTATACATTAACCTTTACCCTACCTAACTTTTCAGGATCATTAATATCAACAACTGTTCCAAATTTTATTTGATTATACATTATTCTCTCACTAGTCCTAACGATTGATGGTAACTATATTCTCCGCCTTTTTGTGTAAAGTCATGTTGTATGTGTTTAACTAGCCATTTGCCATCGTGTCGACGAGTGCCTTGTTCTATATTACTACTTAGTTTACAATCAACAGTCATTCCAACTCCTAAACCAGGCAAGGCTGCCATAGCAGATACATCCATCATAGTATTAAATGCTCGTACTGTAGTGTTAATAATTGTGCCCGATGCCACATCACCTCTATTAGCTAATACGCTTTTTACATTCTCATCATATAATTTATTACTTAGCTTAAATTTTGTTTTAGGTACCGATGTTACTTCTTTTGTAGTATTCTCTATCTTCTGTGTTTCATCTAAATTAATTTCATTAATTGCTTCACCAAATAATCCATCTTCTATTTTTTGAACAAAATCCATACTGTATTCTTTCATTAAGAAATCTTCTGCTGTTCCTAAAACTGATAGAGGATTTGTTTGAACTTCTCTCATATCTGCTATACCTTGCTTAATAGAAACCGGTGTTCCTTGATTATCAATAAATGCATTATTAACCATATCATGTAAAGAAGTTAACCTTATAGTATTTTCATCAACTAATCTTTCATACATAAATAATCCAGATTGATCTATACAATATGCATTTGCTACAAGTGTTTTAAAACAATCTTTTGCAGCAATGTTTGGTGCAATATATCTACCACTCGTTGCTGTTTTTGAATCAACAGCCATTTTATTTTCTGAAGCACTTACATCTGCAAATATTTTAGCAATAATTTCAGCCGATGTTCCATTATATACTGAATTTACGGTATTAGCAAAGTTAGGTACATGTATAGATTTTAAATGGATAGTATAATTCTTTTTTTCTGTATTTAATTTCATATCAGTTATTCCATCCATATAAAAGCTTGCCGTATATTCTTGCTTTAAATATGAAAAACTGATATCAACAGGAGCTAATTCTGTGCCTATAAAATTATCAAAGAAGTTAGTTGAATCTTGAACAGCAATTTGCCCTTGCATCATACCGAATATACTTTCATATAAAGTTAATCCATTAACAAATCCGCTAATATCTATTTTACGTACTTCAATTTTTATACTATCTAGATTAAGCATTTTGCATTACTTTAATAAACTGTGTAGATACCGCCGTCATGTGTTCAGGCTTAATTACTTTAAGTTGCCTGTTTTGTTCAGTTACAGCCGACTCATAATCGATGTATGTATATGCGGTAGTTCCAGCCTCTCTACGTTTTACCCATGCTCCAGTTGAATCATCAACATGATGATGAGGTGCATAAGCTTGTGACTTAATAAAATTACAAGATACTGAATCTGAAGAACTAAGACCTTGTATAGTTTCACCGGTCTCAGTAAATGCAACACCATTTGATGGATCTATTACAATATAACCCATATTGACATGGATCTCTTTTACTATACCTAATGCACCAGATACAGAACCTTGAACACTTTCTCCTAGTGTAAATTTATCTACTAATGAATCATCAGTATCTGCAGCTAAGTATTGATACTTGTTTGTGCAATAGTCTATTAGCTGGGATGAGCTCATTGGCCAATCATCCCATATATTTTTTATTTGAGGATTAAGTAATAAAAATGTCCAATGGAAATCATCAGTACCATATAAACGTTGGCTTAAATGATCTGGTCTTTCGCCGTCTATAATTTCTACTGTTTCGTAATAACCTATATTATTAATTAGCTCATCCGAAATCTTTGCTTTAGCTGTCAGATTTTTCATTAAGTCTAAATTGCCAGATGCATCTATATCTATTGGAACACTTGCTATATTTTTAAAATACATATTTAATACCCTGCCTTGACATCATCTTTGTATAATGGATTAAGTTCTTTAAGTGTTACTGTTAAATTAATTTCTACTGGTGAATTATTTTTTCTAAAGAATGAAGAATTATTTGGGTTATATGTAACACCAACATTCTCTACAACAACAGGAGGTAATTGAATCATGTCTTTTGAACCGTGGAATGATACTACACAATGGTCAGGAACAGTAATTGTAACCTGATCATTTTTTGTAGCGTGCATAGATTCTCTAAAGAATTTAATAAGACCCGCTGCTTGATCTGATTCTTGTTCTGAATCAGGTAGTATAGTCCAATTAAAAGTAAATGATCTTAATGGTGTACCAGCGTATGCTGCAAATTCGTTTTTATTTAATAGTGCGCCGGTAGATCTTTGCATTTCAGTTGCGATAATATCACCAACACCATAACCAGCTAAAGCACCTAACATACCGCCTCCAGCTATTTTACCCGCACCTGCACCATATACTGAAATTGCTTGTGTACTAGCCAACACTGCCTTATTATTAAAAGCCCTTGAACCGCCACCGCTTACCATTTCATTTAAGCCTGCTGCAAATTGTCTTGTGTCCTCGTTATATGTTATACCATCAGATATTTCAATTCCAGTTGGCATATATAAACAAATAGAACCTGTATATGTTCTTCTTACTGGAGTTGTATAAGCTTCGATTAATCCTTTTGAAGCTTCGAATGCTTTGCCATTAGTAATACTGTTATTTACTGCTGCGGAATTTTCACCACCAGCAGATTCCCTAATTGCATTTTCTCTGTTTGTTCCACGACCGATAGTATTATTTTGGTCCAAGATATCAGCTGCCCTTCCTATTACTGCAGATGCATTACTTTTAAGAAATCCTGCAGTCCAATCAAATCCTTTTTTACCTTGTTGTGCAAAGCTATTTTGATTTTTATTCGGGGTACCATCAACTTTCATAAACTCAAACATCATGTATGGTTCATTAGTTAATTGTGAAGTATTATCCATACGCCTTTTGGCATACTCACTAGTTTCATGACTGTTAAAGCTTATATCATCTTGATAGGTATCACTACCAACTGTTGATGGGTATTTCCAAGATTGGAAAGAAAATCCTCTAACTTTATCAGCTATTTCCCTACCACGTTGGTGTCTGTGATCTTCTGCTGGATCGCTCATAATGGTTCCTTATGTTTGTATATTACTTATTTATAACGATTTGTATAAATAGTTGTATGAAAAAAACATATTCTGGATCATGGAAGCCAAAAAACCTTCATAAGTATAAAGGTGACCCAAACAAAATAACGTATAGATCATTGTGGGAACGCAATGCATTTCGACATTTAGATAATGCGTCATGGGTAAAGTGGTGGAATTCAGAAGAAACTGTAATAGGTTATATATGTAAAACAGATAATAAACCTCATAGATACTTTGTTGACCTTACTATAAGAACTACAAAGGGTGAGACCTGGTTAGTTGAAATTAAACCATCATCACAAACAAAACCGCCTAAACGTAAAAAGCTTAATGAAGCATTAACCTACATGAAGAATGTTTCTAAATGGGAATATGCAAATAAGTTTTGTGAAAACCGTGGGTATAAGTTTTATATTTGGACCGAGAAAGAATTAGAGGCAATGGGTATTAAGACAATGACCTTAGGGTTTAAAGCAAGCAAAACTAAAACTGGTAGAAGAATATGGAAAACACTTGGTAAAAAGGTATAAATATAGTTATGAAAGAAGAAGATCAAAGTGATGGTAAACTAGAAATATCTCTAAGAATATTGGGGAACGAAATAATAGGATTTAAAATGATGGTAGATGATTTTAAAATAAAGTTTTTACTAGGTGGTATAGCAGCTATGAGTATTATAGCATATATCATGGTAGTATTCGGACCGCAATTAATGGAGACTTTTAGTGGCTAGTTTGTTTGACAAGTTAGAATCAGAAGCATTCCGTAAAGGAATACAAGCAAGAACTAAAGAAGCTGAAGTATGGTTTGCTAAAAATGTAAAGAAGCTTGGTAAGTTAGGGCCAAATGTTTTGCAAGATGATAGGTTAAAGAAGACACGTATAAAAGCTGGTGATATGGTAATGTACACGTATGATCCAAAGCTTAAAAAGACTTTACCTTACTATGACACATTTCCTTTAGCTATTATTGTAGGTAAAGCACCAGGTGGATTCCATGCGTTAAACTTGCATTACTTACCACCTAAAGTTCGTGCTATCTTCTTAGACAAATTAAATGATGTAACGAATAATCAGAAGTTTGATGATTCAACTAAATTTAAAATAACATATAAGCTACTGCAATCTACGAAGAACTATAAGTATTTTGCACCGTGCTACAAACATTATTTGACACCTAATGTAACATCTAATGTTATGAAGGTAAATGCTGCAGAATGGAATATAGCAATATTTTTACAAACGGCTGCGTTTAGGAAGAAGAGTCAAAGATATGTTTGGGGACAATCAAGGAGAATGTACTAATGGCATTACCAGTAAGTATCGATACAATGAAGTCTACAATTAACCGTAGAGGTGGTTTAGCGCGTGGAAATAGATACGCAGTTTATATAACCCATCCATCAAAATCTATAAACAGTTTATTAGGATATAACCCCGCAACTCTCTTGAGCAATTTAATTTCAGGTGATGGTGTAAATATAGCAGACTTTATTACTGATCCGAGAGATATGTTTTTATTATGTCAAACAGCAATGATGCCAGGTAAACGTATACTCACACAAGAAGCTATGCATAACCACCACATGTCTAAAAAACCTTATTCCGCTGCAACAGATGAAGTTACTATGTCATTCTTATTAACGAATGATTACTATATTAAAAAGTATTTTGATATGTGGCAAGAAATGATTATTGATACATCAGGTAGACACTATAAGGCATTTTATAAACAAGACTATTGTACTGATGTACTCATACAACAACTGTCACCATCGAATGATGTGATTCCTGGATATACAGTTAAACTTACGAATGCATATCCAATTACGGTAAGTCAAGTTGATTTAACTGAAGGATCAGAAGGAATGATGGAAGTAAGTGTTACGTTTGAATATGATAATTTTAAGGCATTAGATTTAAGAGATGGATTTGAAGATGTAGCAAATAAGATGTTACAGATAGGAGCGAATACGTTAGATATATTTAAGCGTGTATTTTAAATTATAACAATGGAGATATAATGATATGTTGCCAATTATAGCAACCCCAAAGTATGATATGATTGTACCCTCAACAGGGCAAAGTATTACATACAGACCATATGTGGTCAAAGAAGAAAAGATTTTATTAATTGCATTAGAATCTGAAAATGAAGTAGCAATTGAAAGAGCTGTGACTGATATTATCAAGGCTTGTATAGAAACACCGGTTGATATGAAGTCATTCACGATGTTTGATATCGAATATATGTTTACTACTTTGCGTAGTAAATCTGTAGGTGAAGGTATTGAAGTTCAATTGAAGTGTTTAAATGATGAGTGCGAAGCGACACAAAAATTAAAAATTAATTTAGATGATGTTTATGTAGCTAATCTAGATACTGATGCAGATATGCATGTAAAAATAAATGACGAGATTAGTGTTGATTTAAAATATCTTGGTTATTCAGATAGTTTAACTCAGGCTCAAAGAGCTACTGAGACTGAAGCTGCTATTAATATGGTAGCAAAAACAATTGATACAATTTATAGTGGTGAAGAAACATATACAACTAAAGATGCACCGTTTAAAGAAGTAGTGAGGTTTGTTGAAAGTTTAAATAATGAGCAGTTTGCTAAGATCATAAACTTTATGACAGACTCACCGGTATTAACTTATGATGTTGATTATAAGTGTAGTACATGTGGACATCATAATGTTAAACAGCTGAAAGGATTGACAGATTTTTTTTCGTAGCCCTTTCACATGATAACGTAGCAAATCAGTTAAAAACTAATTTTGCTTTAATGGTCCATCATAATTTTAGTTTAGTAGATTTAGAAAATATGTTACCATGGGAAAGGGAATTATATTTAGTTCTCATGAAGGAACATATTGAAGAAGAGAACAGACGTAATAAGGAACGACAAGCAAAAATGGGATAAAAACTTATGGCAAAGAAAACACAAGAAAGTTTATTAGGTGAAGTAGTACAACTTCTGCGAAAGCAGAATCAACTGAGTACGCGCGATAGACTGAAAGAAGCTGAAGAAGCTAAACGCCAAGAAAAAGCAGATGAGGCTATTTTAAATCCAAACTCTAAGACGTCAGCTACGGGCGAACCTATCATTAACGATGCACAAGACTTTAAGCGAAGATATAAAGCCAATATTGCTGGTAAAATTACTAAAGAAAAAATGGACGCGCCTAAAAATAGGGCAAAGAAAAAAGTCCAAGAAGTAATTAAACACTCTACATTTATGACAAGACGTTTGATTGAGAAATCAAACAAGATGATGTACCGAATAAATGTTGAAAACACTAACGATGACCTCTTGAGGTTTAAATATAGAAAAGCAAGAGATCAGAAGAAAGACCAAAGTGATGAGGAATATCGTAGAGAGCATGGCGGTGAGATGTTTGACTTCACTAAGAAATTTAGAAAGATGATTGCTGGATTTTTATCTCCTAGGGAATTAGCACGACAAAAGAAAAGAGAAGAATGGTCAATCATTAAAGAAAACTGGTTTAAGTATGGCATGATCCCATTAATCACAGCATTAACAGCTTCGATTACTTTAGCATATAACGGTATGCATTTATGGCATACAAAAGCTTTGGCTACTTTAGCTGCTGTTAAAACTTGGGGTACAACTACTATTGGAGCATGGTTAAAAGACGGAAAGATTGCTACTGCATATACAAGCCTTAAAACTTCTATATACGCATGGTTTGGTTATGACAAAGCCGGTAAACCAATATATACGAAAGTTGATGGTGAATGGAAAAAGATTGGATGGGCTGGGCTTACTGAAAGTGTAAAGACTAGATTAGCTGACATAAGACTAAAAGCATATAATGCTATTGGATTAGGCCCTGATGGTAAACCGCTTGGTGCTAGACCTGGACCTCGTGGATCATTACCTGTTAGAGCAGCATGGATGTCTGCTGGATATGCTGCTTTACTGACACGAAGATTAAATACAATGTTTTCACCTGTTACTAAACTTAGTGGTGGTATAGCCAAATGGACTAGTAGTACAAGTGGTAAATTAATTAAAGATACTTTTAAAACCTTTGCCAATCTTGGTGCTGTGAAATTTATAGGTAGATTACTCTGGCCAATTGCTGCTATATTCTCAGTATTTGAAGGATTCAAAGCAGGTAAAGCTGAAGCTGCTGAAGATGATGCTAAATGGTATACGATATTAGGTGAAGCCGGTGGTGGTGCAATAGGTTATCTTGTTGGTGGTTTGGCAGATGCTATTAAGGGATTAGCAGTATGGGGTATTAGAAAAATGTTTGGTCTTGAAACAGACGCAGATGGTAATATTTTACCTGGGCAAGGTATTGGCGGTGATGCTCTTGCAGCAATACAAAGATTCAGTTTCGCAGACTTAATACATAAAATTATTGCATTCCCTTTCCATGCAATTTCTGCTATATCAGATTATATAGGAGAGTTGTTAAGTGATCCTTTAGGTACAGCTGGAGACATGTGGAGCTGGGTTACAGATTTACCGGGTAAATTTGTTAATTGGATAAAAGACCTTATACCAGATTGGGAATTTCAATTTCCAAAACTATTAGGTGGCGGAACATGGAATTTACGTAAAGCTCTTGGAATTGATGATGAAGGGGCTGAATCAATGACAAGTAACTATATTGCTCATTATGCAAGTAATACTGATCCAGCAACTGGTAAAAAAATGGGCGTTGCAGACCTGCAAGCCATGAAGACTAAATACGGCGAAGATTGGAGATTTGGCGAAAGTGCTTCAGAACTATTTCGAATAGCTAATGAGAGACAAGTAGCACTGAGAATAGCTGAAATACAAAATCAGGATGGTTATACTGCACGAGGTGCGGCTGTTAATGTTACTAATATAATTCAATATAAAGATGAAGGTTATGGTGACTATATTAAGTCTACACGACTAGAAGCCACAATGTAAAAAAAGGGGACTTTCGTCCCCTTCTCAAACTGATTAACTCTTAAGCTTCAGCTGCTAGTTTAGCAAAATAACTCATAGTATCATCATTGTCTGAATCAGCTCTGGCTACTGGATCAGCAGCTGTCGCAACAGGATCAGACATTGCAGGTTCGTCATTAAATGGAGCATCATCTTCGACTGCTGGCATTTTAACTTCCTCACCTAACACACGAGTTAGCTTAAGATTAAGCTCACTGTAAGATTTAAATGATGATGGATCGGTAAACTCTTTCAGTGCATACTGCTTATTGTAAATACCTTCTAACACATTGTCATCGGTATGTAACGCTTCAGCAGGAGCAAATTCAGATCTGTCATAGTTCCTGTAACCAGCAACATTAGCGATCTTCATTTTAAAGTTAGCACCTTTCCACATATCAAATGGGTTAACTGGTGTTTCATCTTGAAACTTAGGTTGCATGCTATCCATAATCTTCTCAAAGATTTTAGCACCATAGGTATATAGAAATACCTTACCTTCGTTTTCAGGATTCTCAGGATCTGAGACAACATAGATATTTGACACATAATGTAGTCTACGCTTACGCTTACGTGCAAGATCTTTGTCAGCTTCAATACCTGTATTCCAAAGTTTAGAATTCATCTCTGACACAGGATCGTCTTTACCAATAGTAGTCAGTGATTTCTCAACATACCATTGTCCAGTTGGTCCTTGGAAGAAGTGATCCCAGTATTTAGCCCAAGGTAAGTCATCACCTTCAACTGCTGGTAGAAAACGAATAACAGCATATCCGTTACCTGCTTTATCTACCGTGGGTTTCCACATACGATCGTCGCCATATGATTTCTTTTCTGTGGTGCTTCCGGCCGCACCAACTAATGCGCTCATGTCATTAGCTTTAGCCTTTAAGTCTGCAAAACTCATTGTACATCTCCTTTAAAAATTTATATTAATTTATATCGTTTTATATTATAACATACTTTTGCAAAAAGTACATACTTTATTTGAAAACATCTACAATAATTCGTTTAAACTTATTGTCATCAAACTTTAAGAAAGCTTGATACTTTGATATTTTCCTGTGCAAATCAGGCCATAGAATTGTTTCTGTGATCTGTTTATTTGCTTTATCAATAAATCCTGTAAGCCTATTGATAATACACACAGTCTCTAATGAAACCGTGCCTTCGAGATGAAGCTGGATAATTCTTGGATATGTTTCTTCTATTTCCAAAAGATCATCAAACTTTACATCTGAAATCTGTTCTAATTCATTCCTAAATACATAAGACATACTATCTATAACTTTTAGGAACTTGGTATAAGTCTCTTCGTCTCTGATCATATCACCACTATACTTATTACCTGCTACTTGATGTGCAGCAAAATATAATATGATATCATCTTTACTCTTAAATCTTTTACCAATCTTTGTTAACTGAAATTTGTCTGGCCTTTTCCAATAAGTTTTTTCAGTTACATTAGTTTTAAAATTATACTTAAAGCAATCGTAAGATCCATTAAAGTGGAGGTTAATTGCGTTATGTAATGTAAAGGCCTCATATCCTGTCATTCTCATATAGGTAACACGTAAGTTGGGTTACCCCCTTGTAGTAAGTTAAGTTCTTTTGCTTCAAACTCAACATGTTCTATGATCTCCTTTGATATAAGTTTTTTACTGTCACGAAGATCAATCTCATTGTCCTCACATACTGTTATAATAGCATCAATGTATGGACAACCTTTGTGAGTTCGGACATAAGTCTCAACTAAATTTGAGAATGCTTTCTTATTTAGATCCTCGCTCATTTTTGAATACCATTTTTGTCATAGGCTGGAACAAGAGTTGCCCAAAACACTGGCTTCTCTTCATCTTCTCCATAAAAATCTAATGACCATACTCCTTCTCTTAGATATGTTTGACAATGGTTTTTGTATACTCTTGCCGCTTCATACTTGGCAATTGCACCTCTCTCACCAGCTTGGATACCACGTCTATATGCTGCCATCTTTTCTGTGGTTGCTTTGATATATCTCTTCACGTTAACTAAAGATAAACCGTGGTCGTCATCTAATGCAACAACATTAGCTGCGATACTTTTATATGCAGCAGGTTTTTTTGCTGCTCTTGCTTTTGCTAGATTAGCCGCTGCGGCTGCTCGTTGTGCTTCTGTCATCTTACGTTTTGCCATAATGTAAATCCTATTTAGTGTGTGTTAAGTATATTATAACATGTTTTTACAGTTTGTACATACTAACCTTTATAAATTTTATAGATGTGATCTTCAAATGCTTCTACCTTCTCAACGCGATTAGGCCATTTAATCATTTCTTTCTCCGGATTAGCCTTTAAGTTATTGAGCAAAGGTGTAATAGCATTATATAGATTGTCTAATCTGTCTTGTGTTGTTTCTGCTGCTGCCGCTGAGGCTGTTGCTGTTTGTGCAACTTCTAATTCATCCTCATCAACCAGCGTGAAACCAAAATCAAATACGTCTGCCATATTACCCCTTTAATAATTTGATACCCTTACACCAGTTTTCTGCTGCATCTTCCACATAATTTAAAGCTTTGTATGGAAAATCTTCTTGCATAATACGATTACCAGCTGGGTCTTTGTATGTTATTGAAAAGAACGAATGTTCTCCATCCATTCCTGTTACTACTTGATAAATCTTTGCGACACTACCATCATCTTTATAGTGTTCGCTCATAAGTTTTGTATTGTTATATTCCATGACTTCTCCATTATTTAAAGATGGGGGACCTAATAAGGAAAGTCCCCCGAGTTACTTAGAGTACCATATCTAAGTTAGAACGATAGTTTTGCCTCAAGCTTAACTGTAGCGTCTGCGCTATCAACTTGTGACCACGAACCTGTCCAAATACCACGAGTTAACTCGACAGTTTTTGTAGTAACAGGAGTCGCTGCATCTGTCTTGTTCCAAGTACCTTTAACAGTACCTAGAGTACCAATGGCACGAGAGACCGATACTTCGTTGTCATTTGTTGCTCCAGCATTTCTATCATGAACTACTTCAAGACCTAAGCCAGCAACAGTTGTACCAACTGTAACTTCAGCGTTATGTCCTGCTGTGACTTTATTGTGTACCACTTTAGCTGATACACCACCAGATGTAATTGAAGCAGTAGTTTCTCTTGCTTCATTTGTGATGTTAGTCATTGCTAATGCAATACCACCAATTGTTCCACTTGCATCTACCTCAGTAGAACCACCACTTACTTGGCTAAGACCAACTGTGTATGCACCTAGTGTAGTGCTTACACCAATCTTTGTTACATCAGGATCATCTCCTGACCAGTCACCAATTTTAAGAGTAAGAACACCAGCTGTGCTCTCTACATACATATCATCTACGTTGAAATCTTTATCAAGAACAACAGTTACGCTTGACGCGCCTGCAGTTCCCTTCATCGTAGTATGAATGTCTTGAGAGTATGTACCATGTGAATCTAGTGTACCCTCATACAAACCCGAAAGACTAATACCAGCAAACGTAGTTGCAGATACTGCCATTGCCGCCGTCGCGACTAGTAGTTTTTTAAACATATACTTTCCTTTTTATTTAAACAAAAAAATCCTTTTTTGAGTAGGGACTAACTACTGAGAGTTATTTATATATTTTTTATACAACGTACTCTCTTTTTCGTAAGCTTCATTTTCATCAAGCTCGCGATTTTCGTGAAGTTGTTGGACATGTACCATCTCGTGGCACAAGGTTAAGATAGTTTCTTTGAAACTAAGACCTGTATCAATCTCAATATCATACTCATCATCTTCTGCAGAATCAGTGGTCCAACCTTTAACATTATCTTCTGATATATCTTCAACCTCTACAGATACTAAAATCTCTTGAGGTATACTCAATTCTTTCTTACAAAAATTAACTATATCTTCCAGTAACGCCATGGTTACCTCCCATTCATTTTCTACTCATACCACACGGTGGATCCAATTCCTTCTTTAATTCTTTAATAATTTTCTTTGATTTTTCAGCAGCTTCAGATATGTCATACCTTTGATACCACTGTCCCATCATACCCATACGCTTGACGTTATCTTCAAGCGCCTCAAACAATTGTGTCGTCGACATTAAATTATCCTATGTGATATAGCTTTATTTATACAATATCTGCACTCAAACATTCAATATTCGCAACGCAATCTCCATATCCAGCAATGTAATCTTGATATTGCTTGACAACAACAGGGTTATCCCTACAAGACTCAGGTAAAGATTGTGGTAGTTCACATTGTTCATTCGCTACCCAACCAGCTACATAAAATTTATTTTGTGATCTGAAGTATTCTTCTCTATTTTCAGCTGTTACTACCATTATAAATCTCCTTCAATTATTTTGTAAACATCTTTCCAAGTTCTTGCACGAGCACAAACATATTCATTGTCTCTGTTCCATGCATGATCGATTAAGATACTGTTTAGTCCAGCATCGTTACCCATTTTAATGTTCGCTGATTTGTCTTCTATCCACCAGCATTCTGATCCACCCCAATCTTTGAGTAAGACTTCATCTTTGTCTTGACCAGTGTTGAGTATAGTAAAACCTTCGAACACATCTCCGAATACATTGCGCAAGTTCTCTTTACGATACTCTTGTGCAAGTTTGCAATTAGTTTGAGAAGTAATGACATGGAAAATATACCCATGCTCCTCATGAAGCTTGCGGACATATTTAATAGCATCACGAAGTGGTGATAGCCTTTTCATTTCTTCTGATCTGTTAAACAAGTTAACATACCTTGAACCAGTTTTCTGTGTGACACCAACTGCTTTTGCAACGTTGTAGTCATCACTTAATCTGTGTAGACCTTCAGTCTTTTCTAACCAACGATAAAAATGAAATTCCCAATCTAATAGAACTCCATCGCAGTCAGTTAATATAACTTTGTCTTTTATCTCACGTGGCATATATACTCCCTTTGGCTAATGCTTCATCATATCTGTCCATAGTATCCCATGCTTCCTTTGGAAGATCGGCATATGCACATCCCATAGACTTTTGTAAGTCAGGTTTAGTTAGATCATCCTGATCTAGGAAAGGATGGAATCCATCTTTGTCTAACCATAGTCTAGCTGATCGTAAACGAATACCATCTAAATTATCAATAGTCTTACGCTTTGATTCTTTAACCCACATTATAGCATCATCCCAATTTCAATTCCAATCCAAAGAATCATACAACCCATGATAGAGTAACCACTCTTCATAATGCTGTCGTAAGATGATCTAATTGATTCCATATTTTCGTTATGCTCTTTAATATTCATGATGATTTTCCTTTCTTCTTAGATGGACCCATTACTGATTGTCCTTTAAAATAACCGCCGCTTTGCTTTTTCAAAGTCTTAGCAGTCTCCTCTGGTGATACAACCCTGAATTTATCAGGGTTAGCATCGATAAAATCTTGTAGTTCTTTTGAACGTCCCATTATAAACTCCTTTCGTAAATTGCAAAAGTATCTGCATGAGCTTTAGGGCACCAAGCCTGTGGTCTTTTAAAACCAGGCTTAGACTTACCTCTAAACACCCATCTAAAACCTTTAACACCATCTAAGCTATCATAATATAGCAATGATGATTGCATAAGTTTAAGATATTTCATTGGGATACCTTTAGCGAAAGAAGCTTCGCTTGAAGGTGATGCGTATTTTTCTAGTATTTGTCCTGATGTCATATTTGACTCCTTTATTATTTAATATAGTAATATTATACCACAGTTTTGATCGCTTGTGTGACTATTTTTGAAAATAGTAATATTTTTATACAAAAGCGGCTTTTCATAGAATATTTTTCTTTAAAACCTAGGGGCAAATCTCGCAGCACCAACTTTTCTGTTAGCAACAACAAGATCTGCTTTTAAACTAGCGTTTTCTTTTTCAAGTTCACTAACTCTAGAAACTAACTTCTCAAAACGAGCTTGCATTCTTTGTTCTCTATTACCGATTTTTGATCTATTTCCTACTTTCATTGTCTATCCTTATTGTTTAATATAGTTATATTATATCATAAAAACGAGGGCTTGTGTAAAAAGTTACTGGTCCAGATGCGGCGAATTGGTGTGCCAGTTTAAGTGTACTGGTGTATGACCTGCACGAGTTCCTTATCCCAGTTGTCACGATGTTCAATGAATACTTGCGGTTCTGCGTCATCCACAGAGATAATTGTTACTAATTGTGTGATAGGAATACCAGTTCTCTCTTCCCATGCAATAGCATAAAAGCATTCTTGCATGAAATAAGAATGGATCCATTCCTTTTTCTTTGTCTTACGACTTGTCTTATAGTCTATAATAGACAGTTTACCATCGAATTCTGCTACACAGTCAACTCGACCTGCAACTCCTAAATGATCAGAATACAATGGCAATTCCTGTCCGTATACTGTACCTATTCTTGTGTCTAATATATTCTTAATTCTCTTAAAGTCATGCAAGATATTAGGCATTAAATCTTTGTCATAATCAGGTTTATTGTTCACATAATCTTCACAGACTTGGTGAACTGCTGTACCTCTACCGGCAGCTTGCCTAGATATACGATTGGCTTCTTCTTCACCTACACGTTCTCTCCATTCCATAATAGCTTTCTTACTTAGGTTACCAAGTATAGTTGTTATAGAAGGGTAATCACCATTCGGTGTTTGATATTTTCTACCACCTTTGTTTGTAGTAGTTAGGTCATTATAACCTAAATCAATGGGTTCATGTTTAAACATTATCTATCGTAGTCGGTTTGTTTTAAACCCATTTTTCCTGCATTTTTCTCAATCTCTTTCATACGATCTTTGAAACCATCGTCTGTCTGTGACCATAAGGATTTAACACCAGATATTGTAGTAGGTACTCCAATTACAATAGAACAATTATTTTCTTTTTTATAATCATCTAATTCAGAAATTCTCATTTCCTTTTCCCACTCAACTCCAGTTGTTTTATTTTTAAATCTATATGTCGGCATCTTCTCTATTCCTTAATGTAATACTCTTCCACCATCTATATAACCACATTACTTTAAGAGGATGATGCTCTGGATCAGGCAACTCATCTTTAAAATACTCCATGAATTGTCTTAGTTCGTCTTCGCTCAAAACTCTGATGCATTATCAATAAGCATTTTCATGCGGTGTTCTATTAAGTACGTGAGTATATTACCACGTGGTGGATATGTGTAATTCTCGTACATATTTATAGCTGCTTCACGAATACCATCTGGAGTATTAGTCAAGTCAATCATTTGTACATTACGCATAAAGTTACGATAGACATTAGGCTTCATAATCATTTCAAGATCATCACGATTATCCCAGTATTTGTCTATCTGTTTTTGTGTCATAGGTGTTTGTCTTGAACCTGTAGTAAATACATTATCGTGAGAATTAGCATTTGGCACACCATCACCAGAATCACCTTTAAGTAAGTGTTCGAATAAGTATTTACGAGGATTGTCATCTTTAACCATTTTATTAAATAGTGGTGACCATTGTTCTACCACATTACCGTATTGTTGTAACTGAATAAAGTCTTTATCAGCAGATATAATAACTACATCCTCACCACCAAAATCAGATTTATGTACAGTTAATGCACCAATAATATCATCAGCCTCTGCACTATCAATCTTGATAACAGCATAAGGGAAGTTCTCACGTAAGTCATCGAGAGTAGACTCAATCAAATTAAAGATCTCTGTCCAATCGTGTTTATCTGATTCACGATTAGCTTTACGTGTAGCCTTATACTCCGGGAATACATCCTTACGCCAAGAGTAACTATCACATGCGATCACCATTTTACCATGATCTGCTTCTTTGTATTTGTTACGATATATCCTGAGGTTATTCAGAATGATGTGTTTAACTAAGTTTTCACTGAGTTCTTCGCCACGATTTAACTGACCCATGATGGACCCGATTGCTAAACCATTAAAGTCTACTAGTACCATAATTTACCTATATTCATTATTTAAAGTATATTATAACATGTTTTTATTGCTTTGTACATAGTCTTCAGCTAAATTTTTTACTGATCCTACACCAATCTTTACAGCAATAATACCGTTATAATTATTCTCATTCAATAACACATTCTCATCGAATTGTATCTTTGCTTCCATATAGTTTGTATCACCTCGAGTCTTACACAAACAAATGATCTCACGTTTAAAGTTCTCTTTACCTAACTTTTCTATATCTTCGTTAAGCCTATTACTTGAACCCCAATAATCTTGCCAATCTGTTTCTTTTGAGACCTTACGTTTTCTTTTAAATCCCGCAAGAGGCTTGAGCTTCCTTACGGTTTTAAAATACTTTCTCCCAATATAGTCCATCCCATTAGTGAGATTAGTGATACGATAAACAAACCCGTACCAATCGCCAATGTCAGCAGTCGTAAATCTTTGTCCATTATAAGTCCAATCGTTCTTCATCGTTATCGTATTCTGATGCATCATATCCTCCACGTTGGGCCCATTCTAAATTAGCACCGCAAAAAGGGCAGTGCGTCACTTCCAATCCAAGATCAATAGGATCATTGTCATAACCTAATTCTTCTTTAACAGTAACGTCAAAGTCTGGACTATTGCATTCATGGCATATCATAAACTTAATTCTCCCATAGAAACATGTGCCATCATCTTATCATATCCACCAACAAACTTGCCATCAATAAAGATTTGTGGAAATGATCTTGCTCCTGGAACTGCTTCCTGCAATTCTCTCATTGACCATTCACCTGATTCAACATTTCTCTCTTCTACATTAATTCCTTTTTTATTTAAAAAGTCTTTTGCTTTTGTGCAATATACACAACCGTCTTTACTCCATACTACTGCTATACTCATAAGCTTAATCCCTCGAATGATTTTTTGTTAACATCATGTGTAACTCCGCCGAGCACATACGATGTAATTTCTGTTTCTTGTGGAGCAACTTGCACTGCTCCGCCACTGATCCACTTCTCTGTCCATGGAAGTGGGTTATGCTGATGTACTGAAAATGGTACATGATAGTTTAAAGATTTAATCCTCTTTGCACCAATCCAACGTACATATTCTTTCAAAAGGTCAGCGTTTAATCCAATCATTGAACCATTGCCAAATAGATAATCACACCATTCCTCTTCTTGTACTAATGCATCTTCAAATAGTTGATGAACTTGACCATCAGTTTCTTCTTTAATCTTCACATAGTCCTCATCTTCTTTTAAGAGAGTACGTATAATATTTAACGAAGCTGCAAGATGTAAGTTCTCATCTCTTGCAATTAACTTAATAATCTTTGCATTACCTTCCATTTGCTTAAGCTCTGCGAAAGCCCATGAACATGCAAAGCTCACATAAAATCTTATACCTTCTAATATGTATATAGAAACCAAACATAGATATAATAGTTTTTTATGCTTATAGCTACCGTGAGGGCCCTTATAATTGATCAGGTTGTCATAATGTTCTGAGATTGCATTACCACACTCGGATATCGCTGGTATGGAAGTGATCTCATCAAATACCTTTGAGGGGTTAGGATACACGTTTCTGATCACGTGAGTATATGACCTTGAATGAATAGTCTCAAAAAATGCCCATGTCTCAATGAGTAACTCAAGTTCAGGATTACTTGCAAGTGGCAATAAAGCCAAGTCAGGTGATCTACCCTGTACCGAGTCTAATAAGATTTGTCTTTTGAGATTGGATGTAAATATGTGTTGCTCATTCTTTGTTAGCTTACTAAAATCAATCTTGTCTTTTGTGACATCGATCTCATCAGGGGTCCAATAAAATGATAACATCTTTTCATATAGTTTTTGTAAAGACGAGTATTTAACTACGTCATATCTTGCAATGTCGACACCTTCATCAAAGAATAGATCTTTATCCATGTGCCCTTTTGTGTTTATTTTAAATACGCTTTTTTTCATACAGTATACCAGCTTGGTGTAACCGTCTTCCATGCTGCGATATGTTGCTTATACTTCTTATAGTAATTTCTATAGGCAGTAATGCTATCACTATGCTTGACATCGTCAGGCATGGCTTGTGTCGGTTGTGTAAATGGACTATCACCACAATTACGCGGTGGGTTCTTTAAAACATCTTTGAGTTTTACGAATGACATATGATCTTTGCCATAGCGTATAACAAATTCATCGTGTAGATGGCACCACATCTCATAGAGGAATGCGTAATTATTTATACTTTGTCGAAGCCACACATTACTCGGATGATTAACATGTGAAGCTTTATATAGTGCATCTTCCTCATGCCTCCAGCGTTTGATCTTTCTACCTATTTTATTTTTGTCATAATACTCTGTACCGTCAAGAACACGGTGAGCTGTAGACATAAGCTGTGCGTATTCCACTAGCATCTTACTACAATGTTTGTCAAGGTGCATCTCTGCACTGGTCTTTGCATCTTTATCTAAATAAAATATATTCATACTGTAAATGATTCTCCACAGCCACATCTGGCTTTTTCTTTAGGGTTATAAAATTCAAATCCTTCATTTAGACCTTCGTACTTATAGTCTATCTCACATCCGTCAACATATGCAAGAGACTTAGGATCTACAACAACTGGAATACCATTTGGATAAAATGCATAGTCATCTGCTTCTATTTTATCTGCAAATTCTAAATGGTAGGCTAGGCCTGAACAGCCTGTAGTTTTTACTAATACCCTAAGCTTTCGATCTTGTAGTGCTAAAGTCAATTTTTCAGTAGCTAACGGTGTTAAACTTATGCTCATGGTATTATGTATATAAAAGAAAGACCGGAGTATTTGGTGATAAGGAACTCCGGAGAAAACCTCAACTAGCTATCAAGCAGCTAGTAAATAATCGTTCTGATTGCCGATTAAATTTGATTTTAAAGTCTTTCTTGACTGACGAGTCTCAAGCGGCTCTGCTACCTAATCGATGCCTTGTCTCCCCCATTAAATAATACTACCTGAATATTATTTGGTGGAGGAGGTGGGAATTGAACCCACGTCTTAAGTGCTCCTACTTTTACCTTTACGTCGTTATCTAGCTCACTTCATTATTGAATGAATGTTATTAAGCATCATCATGAGTTAGTAGTTTCCACAAAACCGCTGCAGAAATCAAACCAACTAAACCAGCGTCTCCTAGCTGTTGGACTATACCAATGATCGTACCAATGACGTCGCCGCCAAGGAAAGGTACTGCTCCACCAAATACGATTTGCAATAAGATTGCTAAACCAATTAGTGACATTGCAATAGCCGATGCAGCACTAACGCCGCTTGTGATTTTATCTAACATATATTCTCCTATGTCGTTTTATAAAAAGTAGTTTAGCCTTGTCTCGAAGGGTTCTCATCCTTAAACTTTTCATTTAGCTCATCATTCAGTTCAAGGAAAATTGGGAAGATAGCCCAGGATAATAATCCTGTGGCCCCGAGGGTAAGAATAACCCCTAATAGTAAGTAATTTAATAAATCCATAATTATTTATACCAAACCTAATCTTGATAACATGGAACTATTATAACATAATTTATATACTTTGTACATACTAAACGCAACTATTTTGCGGTATTAGTTAAAAAAGATAAAATTTTTCTACAAAAGCTAGATTCTGTAGAATATTTTTCTCTATAATACACAACTCTCACAATAGTCATCATACTCCTGTTGTGTCGCAAAATCCTCACGAGTCTTATCAAGCTCAGTTGATTCATCCTCGTTAGTTAGATCATTCGTATTAAAGTAATATAATTGCTTACCTCCGTATTTGTAGAATGTGACAAGATCCTTCATCATTTCTGACATAGGAACTTTATTGTCTTCGTATTGAGCTGGATTATAACTTGTATTTACAGATATACCCTGGTCAACATACTTTTGAATGATTGCCATGATCTTTAAGTAACCTTCGGGTCCTTGCTGATCCCATAGCAAATCGTATTTGTTTTTAAGATTGTGTATTTGTGGTACAACCTGTGCCATGACTCCGTCCTTCGATTGCTTATATGATACAAGTGCACGAGGTGGTTCTACACCATTTGTAGCATTACCAATCTGGGCAGATGTTTCAGCTGGCATAATAGCCATTAATGTACTATTACGTATACCAGATTTTTGTAACTGTTTTCTTAATGATTGCCATGGCATTCTTTCTTTATGCTTGACTAGTTCGTCAACCTCTTTTTTATATGTGTCTATTGGCAAGATACCATGTCCGTATTTACTCTCTAAGACCTTATAGCAAGTTCCCTTCTCTTTTGCAAGATCTGCACTTGCCTTAATAAGATAATATGACCATGCTTCTGCGTATTCATCAACTGTAGAAAGAGCATCATCATTATATTTTAAACCTCTCTTTGCTAAGAAATATGCAAAGTTAATGATACCTACACCTAACGGTCTTCTGTTCATTGTTGATCTTTGCGCTGCAATAATAGGATAGTTTTGATAATCAAGTAAAGCATCAAGAGAACGTACAGCTAATTCACAATACTTTTCGAAATCTTTCGGATCATTAATTAATCCCCAATTAATTGCAGATAATGTACATAAACTGATTTCACCTTTTTCTGCATCATCATATGATTCTAAACCATGTGAAGGTAAATCAATTTCACAACACAAATTCGATTGGTGTATCGGGGCCTGCTTCTCGATGAATGCACCATGTGTATTTGCATGATCTACATTTTGTAAATAGATTCGTCCTGTCTCTTTACGTTCTGTTAGGAATTGAGAGAATACTTCAAGAGCTGGTAAAGATTTCTTACGAATCTTACGGGACCTCTCATACTTTTCATATAACTCTTGGAATAATTCTTGATCCTCAAAGAAGGCATCATATAATCCAGGTACATCATCAGGTGAGAAGAAAGTAATGTTCCCACCAGTTAATAATCTCTCATACATAAGCTTATTAAATTGGAAGGCATAATCCATGTTACGTACACGAGTCTCTTCTGTACCACGGTTATTCTTTAATACAACAAGATCTTCAAACTCATAATGCCACACTGGCAAATAAACTGTTGCTGCACCACCTCTTACTCCGCCTTGTGAACAAGACTTTACACTTGCTTGAAACAATTTAAGAAATGGTATAAGACCAGTATGTACAACCGAACCATCACCAATATGTGAACCTACGGCTCTGATCTTACCAGCATTAATACCTAAGCCAGCTTTCTTTGAAATATATTTAACGATTGATGTTGATGTTGCATTAATTGAGTCAAGAGAATCATTTGATTCTAATACAACACATGAACTGAATTGTCTTGTTGGAGTTCTCACACCAGCCATAATAGGTGTTGGTAATGAGATATAAAATTGTGATATAGCATTATAGAAGTCTCTTACAAATTTCATACGTCTTCCATTATACCTACCGAATAATGTCATAGCAATCATAATATAAAGCACTTGAGGTGTTTCATATATTGTGCCATCCGTTCGATTCTGTACAAGATACTTTGATCTCATTTGCTCCATACCAGCATATGTAAAGTCATCATCTCTTGAATGATCTATTATATGATTATTAATATAATCTATTTCAGCTTCAGAATACATGTTTAATATGTCAGGATCATAGACTCCAGCATCAATATTATGTTCAATAATATCTTTGAGTGGCCATGGATCCTTGTCACCATAAACAATTTTCTTGAGTTTGTAATTAATTAATCTTGCTGCAACAGTTTGATAGTTAGGTGTAGCTTCAGTAATAAGCTCTGCTGTTGATTTGATTAAGAGATCATGAATAGATGTCGAACGCATCTTATCATATAATTGAACATTGGCTCTCATCTCTATTTCAGAGACTGATACACCTACTAAGTCTTGACAAGCCCATTCAAGCACTCGGTGAATTTTATCAATGTTAAATTGCTCAGTTTCACCACTGCGCTTGGTCACGTTAATAGACGTCATGTCACTCCAATTAAATTAATATATTATATCACACTAAGTGTGAAAGTACATACTTATAATATATTGTTTACTGATAAATAAATGTTTTCTTTTGTTTTATATATAGGAACTCCAGCGAATTGTCCAACTGGTTCTATACTATCTAAATGCACGATTGTTCCTTTCTTGCTTTCTTGCAAATCATGATTTAGTATATGTTGACCCTCATGAAGTTCTTTAAAGTCTTCATTTAAATCAAGTGAAGTATCGTGACCCAAATCCTCAAGCGCCTTGAGGATATCTGCTTCTTCCATGCCTGTCTCTTCTTTAAGTAGAAACAACGCAGCGGCATAAGACGCAATTTTAGATTTACCGAATGGTACTTTCTCTAAAATTCTTTTTATATTAAAGACTAACCTATGAAAAACAGTATAAGTTTTCTCTTGAGCATTTGTTTGATCTTTTACTTTTACTAATAGCTTACCTTTATCGTCAATTACACCTGCAGTAAATGCATCTGTTTTTTTCCATGGTGTAACAAGTAAACGAATAAACTTATACGTTAAGAATAAATCTACAGCTGACTCTTTTATATACTGGCTCATAACTTCCTTAATACGTCTATAATCGTTGCATCCAATGGGACTTCAACATAATCATCTTCTGGCAAATAATTTAAATATACCAAGAAGGTTTTTACAATACTTTGTAGGGTATTGTGTGTCTTTGACATTAAGATCTCAGCGCATATATCTGGACCTAACACATTACCTAATATAATAATATGGTTTAATATTAATCGTTCTTTCAAATCATCATCACGATAATACCTATTAACTAATCTATTAATATATTTAAACCGAGACATGTCTTCCTTAAAATCGTCGTCAGTACTCCACTTATCCCTTTGATAATGCTTTGCTGCATACAACTCAAAGTTGTTTTTAGTTAATTCCATAATATATATTTATTGAAGTTTTTTTACTTCATTGCTTTTTTTAATTGGCTCCATAAAGATTTTTTAGACTTACGTCTATCTAACTCAATACCAACCTCACGGCCTGCTGCCTCCATCTCTTCTTTTGTGGATTTTGCTGTTACCCTTTTAGGTTTTTTTGGACTAGCGCTACTGGTAGCCGAAGCGCCAGTCGCTGGTAAGTCCGAGCTTGTACCATTCCATGAGTCAACTTCTTCTTGAGTGAATTCAACACCCAATAAAACTTCACCGTTTGGACCTTTGAAACCGTCTAAATGTGCTGTGGTTCCTTCAGGGTACATATCTTTTGTTACACCTGCCATATTTGACATAATATATCTCCTAATTATTTAAACATAAATCTTGGAGCCAGAAAGTTTTAAACTGTCCATCTCCTTTCAATTTTACTTTAACGTGGTTAGCTCCTAATGTATCTATAACTCCTTCTTGACCGTCATTTGATTTTACAGGATCATTCACATTAAATAATTTACCAGCAACAAACTTCTCACGAAGATTTGATGCCTTCTTTAATTTTATATCTTGTCTAAAAGATTTTTCTTCTTTTAAACCCATGCCTTTACGTACATCATTCATTAATGCTTCAGCATCTTTAAATCTTCTTGGTAGACCTTTAGTAAATGATATAAGATCGTTGTCGGCTGCCGCAGCTCTCATCTTCGAGGCTGACATACCTTCTGCACCTTCAGCATCAGGATCTCTTTCGCCAGCGTTCATAATTTTAATAGATGCAAAGTTATAGAAACCATGTCTACCCTTTACACCATTATACTTATTTACAAGCTTCTCAAATTCAGGTACTCTATCCGAACCAACAACTAATTCTAAATTCTTAAAGCCATCATCGTATGCTATAGTTAGAACATCAAATAATGTTTTAGCTTTTTTATCCATAAGAATAGAACGTGCGTGTTTAGGAAACACCTTACGCATGTACTTTATTTTAGTCTTCCAATCTAGGGGATTCTTTTTGTTATCTTCTGATTGTGTTGCATAAATTCTATGAACACCTGTGCCTTTAGATTTAGTTACATCTAAAAGTTTTTCATGACCAATAGTTGGAGGATTAAACCTACCCCAGTTTAGGGTAACTGTTTCAGCCGCAGCCTCTTCAAGATAGTGTTCTTTAAAACTATGCAGTGACATTACTTAATTTTTTTAACCTTTGCCATTGCAGCTTTAAGCTGGTCTCCATCAGCAAAATCAAGGTATACAGCAACGTGATCTTTACGTTTCATCATACGGAATTTACCAGTACCTTTCACAGCTGCTTGAATTTCTTTAGCTGAGTTAACATCTGTTTTAATTATTACTCTTGGGTTATCAAGCTTTACAGCTTTATTGCCAAGAACACCTTTCATTTCTGTAGGAAGTTTGGCATTAAATTTACCAACCTTTACTTCACCAGCAGCAGGTTTTACATTCTTTGCGATCCAGCTTTGTACTGCTTTTTTCATATCAGCAACGGATGTATTGTCTTTCATTCTTAATACGGTTTTATCACCTACTACTAATTCGTCATCATCCATATATGGTTTACCTGGATCTCTGCCTAATTCTTTTTTAAAGTCTTTATAAATGAAATTCATAGTAGCTAATTCATCATTGGCATTCCACCTATGATTATCTTTTACTCTTGCTTCATCTATGCGTGTATATGATTGTACTAATCTATCTATTAATTTCATCGTGATTCGGACTCCCATCCCTTGATTATGTCTTTGCTAAAGTTGTTGTAAGAAAATTCCATTCTATCCACAATTTTAACTGCGCCGTTTGTTAAATGATCTATAGCAACATATCCCTCGGCGCCTGTTACTCTAAACCCGTCTTTAGTCTTTACAAATGTATTTATACTATCCATGCTGTCCAGATGCTTTAATAGCTTTATCTTAGCAGATACTAGCTCGTTTTGCATATCAAGCATACTTATAAGACCACTTTTGTTCTCATCTGAGAAGAATTCTAAGGCTGCCAGCTTCGCTTGTTCCTTCCTATCCTTCCCAGCATCGCTTTTAAGCCTTTCTTTTTCGGTGTTATAACGATTCTCGATCCATCCGATAAGTTCTTCAACGTAGGCTTTGGAGTCTGTAACTTCCTCTTGCGCTCTAACCTTCGTATTGCGAAAGGTATTGATAAAGAGGTTAATATCTTTATTTGAAGCCACGTCATTAAGCGTCGTAGCGGCGATTTTTTGAAAGAGCTTTCCTGCGTTCGAGATATGTTTGGTAATTTCATCTGTTTCCTTTTTGGTTAATGTGGCTAAACCAGATATGTCTGGTAGGTTGGCGGACTTCTGCCATACCGTTCGGACATTTTTAAACGCTGCTGTGGATACACCAAATGAAGCATTCATTGTTTCAAAGGTTGAGCCTGAGTAATAAGTATGCCACACTACTCCAATTTTAGCTCTCATAATCTCTTGCGCTGCTTCAACGGGTACTGCATATACTATAGTATTTGGGTGGAAGGTTACATACTTCTTCCCATCAATTGTTGCTTTCTTTAAGTCTTGTTTTGTGAACATAATGTCACCTTGGTAGACTCCTTTCTTTATACCAAGTTTACTTAATTCTTGAAATGCTACTATAAGCTTCTTTGATAAATCACCAGATGTATCAGCTTTTACATCCTTTACTGATTTATATACTTTAGGATTCTTATTAAATATTCCTTTCTTTGCTACAAAGAACTTACCATCAGATGGATCAATACCAGCAAATACCGCCGGTGCACCATCCCATTTAACTGTGACTGCTTTAGTATCATTCGAATGACCAGCCAACATATCTCTTAAATCTCTTAATGCAAAGATAGCTGACCTTGCTCCATTTACTCCACCGTCAATCACCATGTCCTCAATATGAGTCATGTGAGTATTTTTTGCTTCTGTTATGTGTTGTTTAAACTTCATTGAAATTCCGTTATTTTATTTTCTGGAACAGTTCCAGTACCTTCAATATTATAATTGAATGAACTTGCTCCACTCTTTTTAAATGCTATCTTATGGTATTTAGCTACATCATCAACAGTCTCTGCAAAGATCCACATGTTTACTACATAGTATTGTTTAAATGGCAGAACAGCAACTTTTAAAACACTAATCGGCTTACCATCTCTCTTTGGTGCAGCCTGTTTAATTGTACCAACTGTAATAACTTTATAATCTGCTTTATTAGGATTACCAAAGACCTTTACAACTGGAAGGTTTGTGTCACCCATAGCCATACTTTGATTTAAATCATTAATAACATTAATGCCATTCTTCTTTACATCTTTAATAATATCGTTTACAAGCTGAAATGATATAACATTACCTACTAAGAAGTTTACTGTTGTCTCATTAATTTGTAAATTATTCTGTTTCTCTACACGTATCTCTACAACATCATTACTCTTTGTATCGATTTTCTTACGGTAGTTCTCAATTGTTTTTGCGTATGATGAATTTAATCTCTTATCTTTTACAATAGCATTAAGCATTGCGCCTTGACTCATCTCTGTTAGATATTTACTACGCTTTGTAAGACGCTCAAGTTCTTTTTCAGTACTCTTTTCATATTTCTTTCCTAGCATAGATATCTTTTTAAATAATTGTTTACCGAAATTAAGAACATTTTTTGCTGCTTGTTGAAATCTTTTTACTGCATCTTTACCATAATCTCTTATCTTATCTATAGTATCACCAAAGAATCCTTCTTGCAAATATTGTTCAGCAAGTTCAGGAAATTGGTCACGCACCTTTGCAAGATCCATATTATCTACATCGGGTTGATACTTACCTTTCATAAGCGTTGTGATTTTACCAAGCTTTGCTTGTCCATCAGCTTTCTTTAAAGATATTTGATACCATTCAACACCATCACATTTTATTAGACCAGTATCATCATCTGTTATAATTGGTTTTTTACTTTTTAATGCAGCATATAATTCATTGGGTGTACCGTTAATAAGAACACAGTCCGCTGTATTTGGTTTTACACTACCTTCAATACCTTCTTTATTTTTTAAAGCAGCATAGTACTCTGTAATACCAGTCCAAATTACATATGGTTTAGTGAATCCAATTTCTTTTTTTCTGTAGTAATATGAACCATTCACTAACATGATTACATCTTTACCTAATGATTTATCTGCATCAACATACGCAACAAACTTTTTCCAGTCTTTAATGTAATCTCTTATTTTAAAATCACCGCCAACAAATAATTGCTCTAATGATTTCTTAAAGTTACTCTCGTCTAAAGGTACTCCTATGAATAAGCCAACACACTGAAAAAATTCTAAGAAGTCAGTGGCAGTAGCAATACCAAAATCTTGTAAGTCAACAGCTTTTCCTTTACCAACAGATCCTTTGCCAAACTTGTATGTAGTTGCTCTACCATCTATATCAACTGATCCTTGCAAGTCTGTGTGAACCTTTACTACTTTGTTTTTACCAGTATCAAAGATTAAAGGAGTATCATGCTTATTTTTTAATTGTTTATATAGATCAGCTATATCAGCTAGTTGCTCATCAGAGTATCCTATATGTTTAATATCTGCTGGCTTCGTATAAGCAATAGTATATGCTTCTTGTATATACTCTTCTACCCAACCTGAATCATCTTCTTGTGGTGCTGGAGTTTTCTCTTCGTTTTTCTTCTTATTGTATATAGACCAAGCAAGAGCAAATGCCTTATCATCATCCATACCATCGGCTTTAAATCCCTTTACTAGGGCTTTCATGCCAGGAGGGGCTTTTTCTTCTAGTTGTTTGTTTTTAAATGAAAGCATTAATTATCTACCTTTGCTCCAGCTCTCCATTGATAACATGACCAATATCCCGCTTTAGTTTTATCTTTTTTCTGATCACAATTATGTCTTGCACGAAATGCTTTACGTCTTGCAGGATCATCTCTTTTAATTTCCATATTAGGATCACCGAAGTTAACCTTTACAACATTACCTTTACTGTTCTTTACATATACGTGAAACTTAGATGCGGAACCTTTAGGTGATCGTTGAGGGTTATTTAATGAAACGGTTTTACCTTGATACTCTGCTTCGCTTATTACCTCATCTTGGTATTGTTGCTCACATATGTGATCTATTGCTTCTACTTGTTTATATGTTTTCATTTATCCTCCGAACTCGTGTCCTGCCACTCTCTTCATTTGCTTTTTAAACTCAGCAAAATCTGGCTTAGACTTGTATAGTTTAATGGAGATCTCATTACGGTCTTTACCTTTAATTCTCCAATTATATCCTTTTTCTTTATGCTCAGGCTTTGTGGTCTTTACGACTCTTCTCTTATAACCATCTTCCCATGGTTCACTTTTACTGCCTGGACCTTCTAAAATCTGTTTTAGTGTTTTCATTAGTTATTCTTTAACCATTCTTGTGCAATTTTATTCTTTGGCATAGTCTTAGACCATTTAGCTATTTTACCATATAATGGACGTGTAATAGACGGCGTCTTTTCCCAGTTTGAATTATCTACTTCGAAAAACAATTTACCAAACATTTTTTTGTATCTATCTTTATTTTTTGTAACACTTTTATGCATTGACGTTACCATATCGGCACCAAGACTTCTTGTTCTTTGTTTATCAGCTGCAATTGCAGAATATACATCTGTTGAAACATATATCATAGCAACTTCATAACCCTTTGCTTCTAGCTCTTTCTTTTGAGTTCCAATTTTACCAACGTTTTTAGCAGTTCCATCAATAAGAAGGCCTAATCTGCCAATCTCAGCATGTCTTTGTTTAGAAGCAACATGTCTTTTTGCAACAGCTCTTGTTACATTTCTTTGAAATTCTTGTTTTTTATTGAATTCTAAATCTAAAAAAGCATCTTTCATATACTTTTCAAATTGAGTATCTGAATTAATTTCTTTATAGCCTAAAGTATTTAATACTAACAGTTCTGAAACTTTAGTCTTACCTGCTCCTGGAGAGCCAGCCATAAATATTGCGTGGAATATTGAGGGATCATTTCTTCCCTCTGATAGATAACCTTTAAGTGACTGCATTAAAACCCTTATATAAATTCGATATAAAGGTATTTATAATAATTACAAATTCTTTATAATTTTATTTAAATTCTTAATTTTGCTGTACTTCTTAAGTTTTTTTAACTTTGGTTCTACATTCTTCGTGATATTTTCTGTTGAAACATAGCCATAATAATCAAGTACGAGTATCATGGCCATTATATCACCGAGTTCCTGTTCTAATTCAGCCACATTATCTTCATCATATGGGCCAAATCTAATTAATTTTGAGTTAGCTTGTATTACTTCTGCACATTCTTCTGAGAGAATGGTCAGTGTTTCTTTTACGTTCATTACTTTTTACCGAGTACATAGTCTTGCTTTGCCATCGCATCATCTAATATACTTTTGAGAATATCGCCAGCCGCTTCGTTAAACTCTTTCTCACCATGTGGATCATCACCCGGATAATCAACTATTTCATAATCAAAGTTTATCGACTGTGTTGTCTCGTTTAATTTAATTTCCATGTAGCGATATATAACACCATGGAATTTTCCACCTTCTAATCGTATATACCAATGGTCATCGTCTCTACCATGTTGGTCTACAAATGACCATCGATTAAATGGTATTTCTGTACCGTCTCTTCTTTTAGTCATTATCTCTTAATAAAGTCAAGTTCGTACAAGTTACCTTCATACTCAAATCTAATAACTGAGTGTGAGTATTCATTCACAGTAGTAGACTTCTTACGTGTCTCAGTCTTACATACCATTGCTGTCGTAGTGCTATTCTTCTCAGCCTCATTTGCACCAATAGCTGCACCGATTACTGCACCAGGAACTTTACCATTGTCTTCATCAATTACATCACCAACAACTGCACCAAAGATTGCTCCCCAAAATGCATTATTAATTAAGTCATCTTGGTTAGTTACTCTTTGTTGCTCACATACTTCAACCGTATATGGTTCTAAATATACAACCTCATGATAATGATCTTTTATATTTGGTCTATCTGCAAAAGCAGTTGTAGCAAAAAGTACACCGACTATTAAACTTATCCAAATTATTATTATTTTATTTTTCATGTTTTCCTTCAACTTTGTATGGGATAGTTTGTTTTTTATCTAAGTTTTGATAGATACCAACTCTTGAATTTCTTTCCCAGCATTCAATAATATCATCACGAATATACTCTAATGGGGTTCCCGTAGGATATTCATGTTTCCAATTATGTGCCATTTTCATAGCATTGTCACGGATAGTTTGAATTCTACGCTTCTCGTAGTATTCTTTTCTTCTAAATTCTATTCGATCCATGAACTTCTTCGAATAGCCTTGATTAAATAACGTTTTAAGCATTTTGACACCTCTTACTGTTTGGATGACGTTTACATCTGAATGTGCCATGACTCATATGTTTCTTTGAAACTCTGTTTTTATTTGCATCCCTACGCACTTTTACATGCGGTATTGCTGTCTTGCTCATTCTTCCTCCACGTCAATTAAATACATTACTTCAGCTTCTCTAAATAAAGCTTCAGCAGCCTTTGTTGATTTATCCCAATCAGAATTATATATCTTAGGTCTCGTAGCAACAACCTTTTTAATTCCGCATTGAATAATGCCTTTAGCGCATTCATTACAAATGGGTAAACCATATACATATAATGTTGCTCCATTTAAAGATACACCAGAAAGGCTAGCATTATATATAGCATTCATCTCTGCATGAACAACTAATTCATACTTTTTTTCTTTATTAACCCATCTTTCTTCTGTATCACGTACTCTTCTCGGAAATCCATTATATCCTTGTGATAATACTTGACCATCTCTACCAATAACTACTGCACCAACTTGAGTACTTGGGTCTTTAGACCATGTAGATATTTCCTTTGCTAATTTTGTATATCTATTTCCCCATTTTTGTGGTGAAATAGAATTTACATTTTGATAATTACTCATAATTAAAATCCTCAAATTGATTTACTCTTTTAGGTGGCTCATCCCTTACATTTAGAGTTTGTGCTGTATCTTCTACATCGTATAGTCTCATCTTGGCTCTGTCAATTCCAAGTACAAACTTCTTGTTTCCACCTGTAGGATCATTATACCTATTCTTTAATTGTTTAACCATTATTTGGTTAAGATTCTCTAACTCTTCTGTAGATATAAGTGCAAACATAAGATCTGCCGTAGCAGGTAAACCAAATGATTCACTTGTATCTTCTAAGCCAACATCAGATGATGCATAGCCTGAACGAGTAGTTTGTGTGGCCGTAACAATAGGTAAGTTATACTCTACTGCTAAGCCACGCAATTCTTCTGCAATTGCTTTGACCATAATATATGAATTGATTGCACCACCCATAGATTTCATTCTTGATGAGGCACATATATTTAGATAGTCTATACAAATAAGATCAGGCGTGAAGTCACGTTTGATCTTTAATTCTTTTAGTAATGCCCTAAAGTGAATAGAACTTGCAGCTCCTGTAGGATACTCTTTCACAATAAGTTTACCAATACCTTTGTCAGTAAGCTTATGCATCTTCTTATCAAACATATCCTTACTTAGATTCTCTAACTGGTCAATAGGCACATTCATAAGGTTAGCATCTATACGTTCTGCTATCCTTTCTTCTGCCATCTCCATAGTTATATATAACACATTTTTCATTTGTGTTAGGGCACCAGCTGCAACATGACACATGAATAAAGACTTACCTACACCTGTACCAGCCAAAGCAACATTAAGAGATTTCTTGACGAGACCACCTTTGGTGATTGTGTTAAACTTTTCTAAGTCAAATGGTAAGTGTTCCTCTTGCCTATGATAGAAATCAAAACGATTATCAGAGTCATCAACATAATCGTGACCAACTCTCATATCAAAGTTTACACCTAATGCTTCACTCAATACAGATGGTAATGCATTCTTATCTAATGTATCATGTTTACCTTCAATAATATTAATTGAATCCATAATTGCTAAATAGATTGCTCGGTCTTGACACCATTTCTCTGTCTTTTCAACTAACCATTCTTGAGTTCCTTCAGATTCTAGCTTACTAATTTCAGGTATAAGTGCAAGTGATTCATCAGTGATCCTTGGATTATTTTTTAATTCAATCGATAGTGCATCAGCTGATGGTAGTTTATTAAACTTATTAACGAATGTAACAATCTCATTGAATACAGATCTGTATGGATCTTCAAAGTATACAGTTTTTAAATGAGGAATAACCGTTCTGGTATAATCCTCATTCAACATTAAGTTACGAAGAATTAATGTTTCAATCTGCATCATCCCACCCTTCTTCTAGGTGTGACGTTTTAATCATATCGGCATGACCGACTTCATACTTACGTTTAAGATAATCTTTAAAATCTGTCTTTGCAAAAATAGCTGTCCAAAAAGATTCTTTAAGTGTTTCAGCAATACGAACCTTTTTATCTTCTACTTCGCCAGTAGATCTGTCAACCTTTGAGTACCAACCATTAGATGGTTTAACTACATATCCACCTTCTATTGCTACATCTAATAAGCCTGAATAAGATTCAATACCACCTTCCCATGTAACTGAAATAGGGATCTTAGACTTCTCACGGACAAACCTTGACTTTTCTACATTAATGACAAAGTTATATCCTGTAATTTCTGTTCCTTTCTTTTCCTGCTGGCGGCCAATGATCCAGATATTATCTGAGGAGTAGTAAATACCTGTACCACCTGATACGACCGCCTTCGGAAATAAGCCTATTTCTTGATATGTGTGGTTGACTGCTATCAATGGGATGTCTCTCATTGTTAGGTAGGGTGTTGTCATTCTAAATAGACCTTTGAGGGCTTTCGCTCTCGACATATCTGCTACTGACTTTTCATTCATAGCATCTTCAAGCTCCTTTTTCGAAGCTAGGTTGCCGACAGAGTCAATCATAATAATGACTTTGTCATCGCGTTCGATATTCTCGAGCTGAGAAATTAGGTCAAACTTCAGCTCTTCTACATTAGTAATGGGACTATGTAGTACGCGGGAAGTATCAATACCGAACGACTTAAAATATTGTTGCGGGCTACCAAACTCTGAATCATAGAATAACAAAACAGCATCTTCATACTTATCTAAGTATGCTGCAGCCATGAGTAGTCCAAAACTAGTTTTGAAATGCTTACTTGGTCCTGCCAGTACTGTTAGTCCAGAACTCAGACCTCCGTCTGGGTCACCTGATAACGCAACATTAATCATAGGAACAGGTGTAGTCACCATATCCTTATTACTAAACAATTTACTTTTGTCAAGTTGAGAAGACTCTTTGATACGAGAGTTCTTCTGTAATTTATCCATTATTCCCATTTATACTCCTTTGTTAATTTGATAGGTATATTATATCACAGTTATATTGGAAGTACATACTCTTGACCGAAATCTTTTCGCCTATATACTTCTGGTGATATATGAACTGATGACATATTTTCCATCTTTTCTTTTGCAAATACTTCTGGATCCATGGTTAACCATTCTTCTGGATATGCGACCCTAGGTGTATCAGTTTTTTCAAATGTTTCAATTACACGTTCTAACTGAATAACTCTATCTTCACGACTACCCCAAAATGGTTTACCTTTATAATAACCAGTCTTTGGTAATCTTCTTCCTTCAAATTCTATCGGCCATGGAGTTGAATACTCTACCTCAAAAGGTAAGCTATCTCCAAATCTAAACCAGTCTATCCACATATCTCTTGGATCTATATTTAATCTGCAAAGATGATGTCTTATATCAATATTACCAAATGACATTGTGATACCTTTTAGATTATTGCATTTCCATATATGGTCTTTTATATATTGAAAATTAGATCTAAGTTGACCATTAAGTGTAAGACCATCTGTTTTAATCACCATGCTTCCTGGTGGGGCAAATGCTGCTGTATGAGAATCACCAATTGTCAACCAAGTAGTGTCAAGATCTGTGGATAATAATGTTTTTGCAGACCAACATTTAGCTTGAACACGTCTACACCATTCTTTATCCTCAACATCTTTTCTCTTGGCTAGCATATTACCATACTCTGGCATATCCATGTCAAGTGAATAAACTTCATCAGCTGCTAAGAAATTATCTATACGTTGTTTAAGTTCTTCATTAAATCCACCGAATAGATTAAGACCACCACCAAAGTTTACTCCATGATCTACATAAATTACTTCAGCTGGGTTACCTTCGTGGTTAATACCTACATTTAGATTCTCTGCCCATGTACGAGCCCAGCCATATCCATGGCTATTCTTTTTCTTCGGTATCTTATTAAATGTTCCTGTAATCATAAATCTTTATCCCATTTTCTATAGCTATCAGTTGTTTCATATAGTGTTTCATCTTGTAATACTGGTTCTTTACCTACATTCCAAAATAATATATCTTTATCAGAATTCTTAGGAATATATTTCCATACCTTACCATCGTAAGTATCTATGTTTGGAAATGGTGGTAAGTTCTCTTTACTCTCATGAGCCGTGAAAGCACGTGGCTCAGATATAACCTTTGCTCTACCTAATTCACCAGCCTTCATATTTCTACTTACAGCCACAGAAACAAACTCTGCATTTGGCCAAGCTATCTGTAATCCACGAGTCAATACACCAGTTGATGTAGCAACCCATACTTGCTCAGGTTCTTTTATTTGACTTGCAACCTTTACAATTCCTGCTGTAACCATTCTATGCTTTAATCCTAATGGTACAAAAAATGCATTCTCTCTCTGATCTGCCCATTCCTTTGCTATCTTATTTAGATTAGGCATGGCAGCAATTCTATGAAAGCTAACCTCTGCACCTTGCTCTATACAACAAGCTTGGTGATGTGAGATCTTTTTAGATGATGGCATAAATAATCTTACAGATTTATTATGTCTCTTTGCTACATCTAATATACTTACACCTGCCAAACCAGTTCTTGGCTGAACATAAACTATAGTGTCAATATGACGTGGAAGAGAACTAATAAGACAATCTCCACCTCGGACCTTCGATCCAACTAAATCATCATCTCTTACAACTCGAATACCTTCATGCTCAACAATACGTGGAGCTGGATTAGGATCAGTCCAAAACTGTGCAAGATCTAAGTAATATTCCTTTGCTTCCTCAGGTTGCATCATACCGATATCGATATTGAATCCGTCTTCTACATGTTTATTGTGTGGCATTATATTGGTAGTGTATTAGTATTTGGTGGTGTACCTTGTCTTTGCTTCCAACCAGATACCCATCCGCTGTTATTAGTTATAGTACTAGGAATATGGTCAAATGTGCCGTTACCTCTTGGTACATAATTCTGACCAAATCTTACAAAGTCACACATAACATCTTCAAGATCTTTTGGTCTACCGCCTGTACGTTCTCTTAATATATCCATAAACTCATCTGGCTTATATCCTGATGATAGCTTCTGCATACAACGAACAGCGTTGTTACCTAAGTAAGTGTGTGAATCTGGATCTACTGCTGTAGGAAAATAATCTGAACAGTCCATAGAGAATGCTGCATATTGAAAATTAAACTTTCTATGTCCTGCTGATTTATTATATTCATTTAAATAATCAACAATTTGTTTGTGTGTCTTCATTTCTTTACCGTCTATCTTTTCATACAATAA